AGAAGCAAGAAGTTAATTACAATATGTGTTCAAGAAGTTAATTACAATATGTGTTAAGTTAGGCTAATTACTCCTCCCCTGCTCTTGGCAATGGTCGGTGTTAAATGTTATAAGTTGTAAGATTTATCTTATCAGCTTGGCTAATTACTCCTCCTTTGCCTTTGACTACACTCAACAGTCATAATTCAACAATCAACATTAACAACAGTTGGCATAAAGAAGTAAGGAACCCCTTGCCAACTTAATGTGGGGATATAGAGATATGAACATTTTTAATTCACTCCGAAAGTATGCTGGTAAATGGTCAGTTATCGAAACTAGGGCATTTACTGATGAAGAGCAGGGTGCAGTCATTTCTGCGACTGTGGTGCCATCTCAGTATGGCACCTCAGTATGTTTTATGATGGTGGGAGGGGGTCAGACCTTTATCCCCCTATCCACGGGAAGCCATAAGGCAGTGGGTGATACTATTGACCTTAGTAAGGCCTCTCTCCTCACCCTCGCGAAAGAGGGGGAAGAGAATATTTACAGGTTAGAGGCATAAGTCTCTGACTGTAAGGGGTATAAAAATAAAGGAAGAGGGGTAGAGCTATCATTAACTCTACCTCTTTTCCTTTATTTTTATTTCCAAAACAGAAGCAATATTTATAATATATAACTATTTTTACTATAGAAGCAATGGAAAACCTAGATTTAATCATAGGCACAGCCATACTATTTTTCATTTTTTTTCTATTAATAAAGTACTCAGAATATAAGCATAAACAATGAAAAAGTTCATAATCTGCTTATTCCTGTCAATATTTGCAGTAACAGGATATGCAGAAGTCAAAAGAGAAGGTGACACCTTTAAAGTTGAAAAGACCATAACTACTGCAAATGATACTCAAACCAAGTATACTTGGGAGGACAAACAAAGCAATAAATATCCTATCTTTATTACTAAGAAGGGTGCTTGCTATATCCTTAAAGTATCAAAGAAATCAGGTAAAGAGTATAAATACTATCTGCCTAAAGAAATTCAGGAACAAATTAAGAAGGAACTTCTAAGATAAATCTTCTATTCTCAATGACTTCCTTTAACAACATAAAAATTTATTAAAATGAAAAAAATCAACTATAGAAATATCACAACCTTCAAAAGGGCTTGTAAAGCCCTTAATCTGGATTACATGTTGTGTCTTATCAATGCCGATAATATAACTAAGATTAGCAGGGCCTCTGCTGCTATGTTCAAGCTGAATATAATCAGAAAAGCCCTTAACCTGAAGCAAGATTTACACCTCGTAAGAGACCCAAGGGGCTCTTACATCTATTACCCTTACATTCCTATCATAAGTGAAACCTCTTATTTTAAGGATAAACTTGAATTGGGTAAAGTAATAATAGGTAAAATTAAGAGCGAGGGGAAGATATATCATGTTCTTGGTGGAGATAGCACTGTTAGTAGTGGTGAGGGATTAGGTAGTTTTCTCATTAACTTTGATATATGTAATACTGCTGCTGCTGCCGGGTTTCTAGGATGTGCATCAGAGGGAATTGCTAGGCACCTTAGTAGGCATTTTGGAATGCTTATCACTGAAGCTAAATTTGGTGATATAATAGATTTTGAAATTTTGGAGGTGTTTTAACAACAGAAAAACCCGAAAGAGACTTATAGTTTTTAAAGGTAAGAAATATAAAACCGCGTGGCATACTTTACATAGTCTGTGAAGATAATGTGAAGTTTTTATCCGCCCTCATAGTTCAAGGGATAGAACAAGAGTTTCCTAAACTCTAGATGATGGTTCGAGTCCATCTGGGGGTACTACTTCCTTAGAAATTATCAATATTTTAGACGGAAATATCTTAGATATAACCCCTGAGTATGCTCAGTTTGATAGATTATTGGTATCTTGCAAGATTTCTAAGGATAGTATGGTTCCATAGCTCAATTGGATAGAGCAACAGCCTTCTAAGCTGTGGGTTCTGGGTTCAAGTCCCAGTGGAATCACAACATTTAAAGACAGTGTGGAAAGACATACAAACAATTTAAAACTTAAAACAATTAACAATGAAGACTGGATTTAAATTAACATTAAAGGCCATTTTGTTTTGGTACACAGCAATACTACTCGTATTAACAATTGCAAGTATAGATAGTATTGTAGAGAAAGGCTTCGGTCATCTTGTTACTATGTTTATCATAAACATAGGACTGATAATCCTATGTAAACCGAACATAAAGCAAGATGATATTCCTATTATTACAGGAACAAAATGGATAATTGACAAGCTATCAAAATAATAAATCTTTAGGGCCTATAGCTCAAGTGGTTAGAGCAGCACACTCATAATGTGAAGGTTTAGAGTTCAAATCTCTATAGGCCCACTTAATCAACAATAAAAATATTATGAATGAACAAATAGTATATGGCAGTCATAACACAATGACATATTTGCCGATTAAAAACTGGTGGTTGTTTCCAGGACTTCTTACTGCAAGATGTCAAAACAATAATATTGGAGAGCAATTCAAGAATGGAGCAAGAGTATTTGATTTAAGACCATATTTTAACGATAAAACAAAAAGATGGGAGTTTGCACATGGTCTTATAAAGTTTAAATCAAAATCTAATAAGTTTCTTCCAGAAGTTGTATGGGTGGAACAGTCTGATTGTAGTATTATTTGCCTCTATGATGGAATTGGTAGACATGAGGGACTTAAACTCCCTTGGCTATTATAGCTGTGTGGGTTCAAATCCCACTGGAGGTACTAATCATTTAAACTAAAAATAATAAGGAAATGACAACAAGAAGAAGATGGACTGAAGAGGAAGAAACAATTCTGGTCCAAGCTATTCAAGCTAATCCTCTTAGTATTAAGGAAGCCTGTAGACAAGTCTCACTTAAAATTAATAGAACTGTGGGGGCATGTCTATACCACTGGTATTATATACTAACTTCTGCTGATAACAATGCAGGGGCAAGCTTTTTAACAGTAAGTCCCAAAGGCATTGTTAGAAACAGAAAAAATATCAGTATTTGGCATAGAATTAAAAAATTCCTAAATATATGAGAAAGTCAACTGAAAAGCAACGGTCCGCAGTAGAGTACTGTGAACTATGGTTATATATTGAGTTTGATGGAGATATTAATAACTTCAATGATTGTTCACTCTTTTTAAGTATATATCTTGAAGAAGCTAAACAGGCTGAGATGGAACTTAGGTGTGAGTATGAAGCATATATTTGGGAATAAAGTATGAAATACTTTGATTGTACTAAAGAATAACTTATTAAATTTAAAAGGAACACTTTGATAATATGACAGAATTAAAAGTAAGTCTGAGCTTTTTTGTACCAGGTGCAAATATGCTCAGCTCGCAGGAGTGCGATAAAAACCCCAAAAAGAACTACAATGAAGACAAGATGCTTATCAGACTTACTAGAGGAAAAGGTAAACATCGGAAGGAGCGAGAGAAATCTCTGATTATCCGTACCAGAAAGCAGAAGTTGGCCATTCAGAAGCTCAACATCTGTGAAGAAGCATATAAATATATGCTCTCAACTCCTACCTCTGTCAAACTCTCTAGACCTACAAAAAGAAACAAGGATGGAGATGTGATAAAAAGAGTCTGGGACACTATGTCAATACATGAGAGGTTGAAGAAGCACTTCGACCTATTAGCACATGACTTTCATGCTGTATCTTACAGCTATGAAATCCTTGATAATTAAGCTATGATGAGTCAAATGAGGAATTTCTGCTTAACCTCTCTTCTTAACATACATAGTTATGAATATAATGCTTTTAATACTTATATTCTTCTTTTATGTTGTATTTCTATTGTGGATGTGGTACCAACCAGAAATAGAAGTTGTAGTACTTATTGACCACTATAGAGTGTATCTATGGTACAACAAGTGGAATGGTGCAAACTACGAAGGAAGAGTATACAAATACTTATTTGAAATATAAGCATTGAAGATTATAGATGGTAAGTCTCCTCTTGTATTCAAGAAGTACAGGAAGAAACTGGTCTCAAATATCCTGCAACTATTGTAAAGGCTGTAAATGCTAAAAATGAGAAGATTCAACAGGCTCAAGCAACTGAGAATGAAGTAAAAGTTGCAGAGGCAAAAGCTAAGTCTCTTATTGTGGCAGCACAGGCAGAAGCAGAAGCTAACAGACTGAAACAACAGGCTCTTACTCCTCAGATTCTTGAGAAAATGTGGATTGAGAAGTGGGATGGTAAGCTTCCAGTCTATGGTCAAGTACCTACACTGTTTAAGAATATTACAAAATGATTGTAGCTTGGTTTATAGGTGTTATCTTGAGTTGCTTGGGGATTTGGCTCCTCAAGAACTCAAGATGGAATAGACGGATGAACATTAAAGATGGGTAACCTGTTCTTAAAATGTGGGTACTGATACTTCTAATGATAGGTGCTATAATTCCTGGACTCAACATCGTAGTAGGCTTAGCTATAATTATGTGGTGGAAACTAGCAGTTACTACTTATGATTGGAGTTTTACAATATGAGACAACAAACTAGTATGATTCCTAAAAAAGCCAATTAAATGATGGACAGAATCAAAAACTTCATCAAAGTAGCATTGATGATTGGGGTATGTACAGCTGGTATTATCTTCATACACCAATTTGAAGATAAAGCTGGACCACCCAATCATGATGTTACTTCACCTCCTGACACTATAACTCCTGTCCCAGTATTTATGGACAAACCTATGAAAGAGGGCTTAGCAGATGCCCTTAAATATTATGATGTCACTCATCCTGATATAGTATATGCTCAGGCACTGCTTGAGACAGGACACTTTACATCAGTAGGATGTTTGAGACATAATAATCTGTTTGGTCTGTACAATAGTAGGACTAATAAGTACTATAGGTTTGACCATTGGACAAAGAGTGTTATAGCATATAAGGAGTGGGTGCAAAAGAGATACAAACCTCCTGAAGACTACTATAGTTTTCTTCAGAGAGTAGGATATGCAGAAGACCCTAGATATATTCATAAACTTAAACAGATTGTAAACAGTAATGACAAGAGAAGAAGTCTTGAAGGAAGTAAAGGCAATTCCTAACAGGAATGTCTTACTGACCTTACCAACTGGGTTTGGAAAGAGTAAGAATGCAATAGAAAGGGTAAAGCATCTGGCAAAGAAAAAATACAAGAACTTGCTTATTGTGGTGCCAAAGAATATCCTTAAAGTAAACTGGGTAGATGAGCTTGCTAAATGGTGGCCTGACTGCAAGCTGAACATCACTTTCTCAACATATGTTTCTTTTCCTAAACATAAAGGAAAGTGGGACTTCATTATCTTTGATGAGGCCCATCATCTGTCAGAAAGGTGCAGAGAGGCTCTCTGTGACTTTGAGGTAGAGTATACTATTCTACTTTCAGCTACAGTAAAGAAGGACTTGAGGGAGGAACTTAAAGAGGTATTTGATGACCTCTACTATTATAATGCTACTCTCAGAGAAGCAATTGATAATGGTGTGCTTCCTGACCCAACAGTCTATCTTCTTCCTCTTACTCTTGACAACAAGTTACCTAATGAGAGAATTATAAAGAATCCCAAAGCTAGAGGCAGGGTTATTTATGCTTCTTGGGCTGAAAGATGGTCCTACATGAGACAGAAGAACAATCCTGTCCATATCTTCTGTACACAGACTCAGTATCTTGATGACCTTAATGGTCAAATAGAGTGGTTCAAGAACAGAAGAGGCATAGTATGTAAGAACAGATGGCTTAAACTTTGTGGAGACAGGCTCAAGTATCTTAGTGATTGTAAAGTACCTATAGTACTGAAGATATTGCAGCATTGTGAGCATCAGAGAACTCTGACCTTCTGTAACAGCATAGAACAGACTAAGAAACTTGGTGAATATTGCATTAACAGTCAGAATGCTGAATCAAATGATGTACTTAGACTCTTCAATAAGGGGGTAGTTCACCATATTACTGCCTGTAATATGCTTAATGAGGGGATGAACCTTGTTGATTGCAGAGTTGGTATCTACGCCAATCTAAACAGTTCAGATACTATTATCAAGCAGAGAACAGGTAGATTATTGAGACATCCAAACCCTATCATTATAATCCCCTATTATAAGGGAACAAGGGAAGAGGAACTTGTAAATAAGATGCTTGAAGACTACAACCCAGAACTTGTCAAGACTATAAACTTTATTGAAGAGATACAATTATGAAAATTGCAATCGATGAGGAAATGTGCAAGAAATTGGGAATGACACTCCCTGAAGTTCTTGCAGTGGTTTTAGTAAAAACTGGTACTGACATAGGTAAACTCTTCAAAGAACTTCAACAGAAGCAAATCCTTGTGGCTCAGAACACCCTAATGGGGAAGACTTTGTTAGTCACCCAAAGATGGGATGATGTGGTCTCAAATATCCTACTTTCTTCTGACACTTCTGTGCCAGGGGAAGATAGGATTGAAAGGCTTGCTTCTACACTGATGCAGATTTTTCCTCAAGGAAAGAAAGATGGTACCAATACCTATTGGAGAGGGAATATCAAAGACACTAAACTTAAGCTCAAGAAGTTCTTCAAACTGTATGGCAGTAAATACTCTGATGAACAGATTATTACTGCTACAAGGAAGTATGTAGAATCCTTCAATGGAAACTACTCCTATATGAGGGTTCTTAAATATTTCATTTGGAAAGATGTAAGGAAGCAAGATTCAGAAGGCAGGTTTTATGTAGAAGAGGTTTCTGACCTTGCTACCCTTATTGAAAATGCAGGACATGAAGAAGTATTGAGGGATGACTGGACATCAACAACTGTCTAACTATGGGAAAGTTAAAGAATGACATCCAAAGGCTCCGAGATAGGAGACAAAGGGTTCTTGATGGTAAATATAACTGTATTCCATTCCCTTTCCAAAGATTTAGAAGGCTATTTCCTGGGATAGAACAGGAGAAGTTCTTGGTTATTACTGCCAATCAGAAGATAGGAAAAAGTAAATTCACTGACTATGTGTTGGTCTATGAACCTTTATTCTTTTCTATGGAACATCCTGAACTCAAGGTAAAGATTCTTTATTTTACATTGGAGATGAGCCCTTCTGCAAAGAGGGATGAGTTCTATTGTCATTTGCTGTATAGGCTTGACAACATAAGAATATCTCCTACTGACTTAAGAAGCACTGACCAAGAGAGACCTGTTGATGAGAAGGTTCTTGAACTACTTGAATCTGAGAGATATAAACCATACATTGATAAGTTTAATGAGATGGTTGAGTTCATTGACGAGGATAAGAATCCTACTGGTATTAATAAAAGGTGCAGAGATTATGCCTTGTCTCATGGACATCTCAACTTCAAGGAGGTTGATGTTGTAGACCCTCTTGATGATAGTAAAATCACCAAAAGAAGAGTGGTTGACTCTGACAATCCTTATACCCCGGATGACCCTGAGGAATATAGGATTGTTATAGTTGACAATGCCTCAAACCTTGCACTTGAAAGTGGTATGAAGAAAATGGAGAACATCGATAAACTTGCCAAGTATGGTATAATTTTGAGAAATCAGCTCAAGTATATCTTTGTTCTTATTCAACATCAGGCACAGGCTCAAGAAGGTATAGAAAATCAGAAGCTCAATAAGATTAAGCCATCTTCTGATGGTCTTGCAGATTGTAAAACTACAACAAGGGATGCCAACTTTGTCCTTGGTCTCTATAGTCCTTATAAATATGGACTGAGAGAATATGAGGGATATGACATTACAAAGTTTGGTAACTTTATCAGGTTTATGGAGGTTATTGAGGATAGAGACTATGGTGCAAGCAACAATATATGTCCTCTGTTCTTTGATGGTGCTGCAAGTACATTTGCAGAACTTCCTAGAGCTGATGATAAGGAAGGACTTGAAAGAGTCTATACCTATATTCAGACACTAAAACAACCAAAGAAGAAGGGTGTTTCCTTCTTTATTAAATCAATAAAATCTTTACTTAACAAGAAAAATGGCTAACATTTGTCTCATTCTGGGCAAGACTGGTACTGGTAAATCTTCAAGTATCAAAGGTCTTGACCCCAAAGAAACAGTTATCTTCAATGTATTAAAGAAGAGGCTTCCTTTTAAGGGAAGTAAGTCTCTCTATAATGGAGAGAGTAAGAATCTTTTCAATGTAGATGACTATGCCACTATAATGAATTACATGCAAGGTGTAGATAAGTCTGCCCCTCATGTTAGGAACATCATTATAGAGGATGCCACCTACATTATGAGAAAAGAGTATTTCAAGACTGCTAAAGTATCTGGCTTTAATAAGTTTGTTGATATTGCAGCCCACTTCCAAAGTATTGTCAGCACTGCTGAAAACTTGAGGGACAATCTCAATGTGTTCATTATTATGCACTGTGAGGAAGTCTACTCTGACAATACTATCGTAGGATACAAGACCTCTACAGTAGGTAAGCTTATTGACAATAGCTATAATCCTGCCGAGGTAGTTCCTATGACTCTCTTCTCTTCTGTCAAGTACAATGATAAAGGAGAAGCCAGCTATGGATTCTATACTCATAGATGTATGGAAGGTGGAGCGGAGATTCCTGCCAAATCTCCTGCTGATATGTTTGAACAAGACTTCATCCCCAATGACTTGGGTCTTGTTGTAAAGGCAATGGATGAATATTATAACTGACAAAAAGAAAAGAAAACATGAAAGAATTAACAACTAGAGAAATTGCTGCTGTCAAAAGGCAGTTCAAGAACTCACTTCCCGCAATGAAGAAGATTGAGTCTATTGACCAGAAGATTGCAAAACTCCAAGAAGAGAGAACTATCCAGCAAGCTATCCTTGATGGTGGTGAAGCTGGTATTATGGCTATGACTGGTGGTTTCAGGTCTATTGACCTCATCACTTGCACATATGAGCCTCAGTTTAATGAAGATGGTACTCCCAAGATGGATAAGGAAGGCAAGTATCAAGTCAAGAATCAGGTACTGACTTTCCATGCACCTGTAGAGGTTCCTCCCATTGAAGACTTTGATACAGACTCTGAGGCTAAGGTAGATGAAGTGGAAACTACAGCTACTGATGCAGCCTTCAACCCTCTTAATGGACTTGAATAAGAATATAAACAATAAACTAACAACAGACTACAAATGAACAACAAAGGTTATTTATTCATGGCAATTGCCAAAGGTAAAGAATCAACAGAAGGTGATTTCAAAAGGTATATTGGTGTAGCTCCCTGCTTCATCAAAGGACTCAATCCTGACAAGGCTCAGCTTGAGAAGATTTATGGTAATCCTCTTGACAAGGAACCTGAATATGTGGGTACTGTAGAAGTCACTGAAGGTGATAATAAGGTGAAATATCCTAATGTAAGGCTTAGTTTCCTTGCACTACCTGACCCTGAGAAGGTAGGTATTGAACTCAAACCTATCAGTATGACTCTCTTCCTTCAGAAGAGGTACAGGTATAATAAGGACAAAACCAAAGTACAGGTCATTGACAAGTATGGTAGAACTGCATGGGTAACCATCGAGGAATGCAAGAATCATGAGATTCCTATGTATGCCAATGGTCCTGCCAATCTTGATAGGGACTACAGACCTGCCTATGTAGGTGAAGAGGACCTTACCAACTTACTGATTGCCTACCTCAACATTCCTTCTGTGATGAGGTACAACAACACTGAGAAGAAGTGGTATATGGTTGACCACCCAGAGGACTCAGAGTGTAGACTTGACCACATTGAAGACTATTTCAAGGGTGACTTCTCTGAGCTGAGAGAGGCTCTTTCCCTTCAGCCTACCAACAAGGTTAAGATATTGTTCGGCATCAGAACTGACAATGAGGGCAGACAGTACCAAGCTGCTTTCACTCAGATGTTCTTGAAGAACAGTATATCTGATTACAGCAAGCTGGATGCTAATGTACAAGAGAGGAAAAATGCAGGTGCTTATGCAACTACTGAGTTTGAAACAGTAGAATTCCATGAGTATTCTGTAAAGAGTTCCACTATCACTGACAATGCAGATGCTGACCCATTTGCAGCTCCTTCAAATCCTTGGGACATTAAGTAAAGTATGATAAGCTCAGGTGAATCCTCTGTATCTTTGGAAGATATATATAAGGTAACCACCGAGGCTGAAATAGCTCACTACTACTTGGGTATCTCAAGTATTCCATGCAAGATAAATAGCCCATTAAGGTTGGACAGAAGTCCTTCCTTTGGGTTATTTTCTCCTAATGGCAGCAGGGTAACATGGATAGACTTCTCCTCTGGAGAGAGGGGAGGTATATTTGACCTGCTTGGTAAGATGTGGAACACTAATTTTAAGGAAACTCTTGCAAGAATATATAAGGATTTCAGTAAGTTCAATGGAACAGCTAAGATAGAATCCACAGGGCATGTGCCCATAGCACCACGCATCAATATAGGAAACAATGATGTGACAATGGAGTGTAAAGTAAGAGAGTGGAAGAAGCATGACATTGAATACTGGGAATCCTATGGTATCTCATTAGAGTGGCTGAAGTATGCCAATGTACATCCTATATCCCATAAGATAATAACCAAGAGGGGTCAAAGATATGTCTTTGGAGCTGATAAGTATGCCTATGCTTATGCAGAGTTCAAGAATGGAAAGACTACTTTGAAAATTTATCAGCCATACAACAAGCAGGGATTCAAATGGAGCAATAAACATGATAGGTCTGTGATAAGTCTATGGACTAAAGTACCTCCTACAGGAGATAGAGTATGTATATGCTCTTCCCTAAAGGATGCACTATGTCTATGGTCTAACACAGGAATTCCTGCTTTGGCAATACAAGGTGAAGGATATACTATCAGTGATACTGCTGTTAGTGAATTGAAACGTAGATTCAAGAATGTCTATATATTGCTTGACAATGATGAGGCAGGATTGAAAGATGCGAAAATATTAGCCTCAAAAACTGGATTCACTAATATAGTACTACCTAATATCAATGGTGCGAAAGATGTGTCAGACCTCTATCTTTCCCTCCAGGATAAAGAAAAATTTCAAAAGATTATGATAGATTTATTTAAGTAATAACTAATAAAAAAGAATGAAAACATGGAAGCAAGAAAAATTACAGTTGTCTCTACGAAAACTCAGAAAAAGAGTGTAATTATGTCAGGTGCTGAGACACTTGGTGAACTGAAGAAAGACTTTAGAGAAGCAGGCATTGACTATGAGGGTATGACTTTCTATGAAGGTATCTCAAAGACTGAACTTAAGACAGATGAGTCTGTACTCCCTAAGGATGTGCCCTATACCAACAGAACTACAGGTGAGACTAAGAACACCAATGAATTGGCATTTATGCTTACTAACACCAACAAGAAAATCAAGTCTGGTGCTATGACAAGAGCTGAGGCCTATGATGCTATCAAAGCAAAGGGTCTTCAGGCTGAATGTCAGAAGAGATTCGGTAGGAATTTCACTATGTGCAAGACCTCTGACCTTGTATCTCTTATAGAGGGTCATATCTGTGAAGAGAGTCATGCCTGTGAAGAGAGTCATGCCTGTAACACTCTCAATCTGTCACAGCAGGAAGAAGTAAAGACAGGTTGTGTAGATGTTCAGGCAAGGGCTGCTCTTACTATGCTTGTAGATGTCCTCAATAAAGACTGTGTAATTGGAAGTGGAGTAAGAGAGAAAATCTTTGGCATTCTTGGTGGTGCCGCAGTGACTCCTACAGTGTCTGATGATTGTAAGTCAGAATCTGACTCTCCCTATGATGACAATGAGATTGATGACATGTTTAGTGGCATGTGCTAACAGGTAATAATCTGTAGTCAATAACCTATGGGGAAGAGGGGTTTATACCTTTCTTCCCCAATTTTTTATTTATATGGAAGAACAAAACCGTATATCAATAATTCATAGTATCTTCAATGAGTTCTTTGGAGAAGAGAATGTGGATTTACAAGGACAGACTATACTGATTCATTTCCCTAAGGTGAAAGTAACCAATGAACATAACCGAAGTGTGGATATAACCCATTTATGGGTAAAGGTAGAGCTCTCACTTGATGGAACTATAAATGGAACTTTCCAGATGATGAGGTCTGAACTTACATTTGAACAGTTTATAAGTGGTTACAGTCACTCTCATATTCATTATATAAATGCAAACAATTTCTATAGCTGGTTTGACCCCTGTCTTGGCAGTGGTCCTATAAGAAATACTATTGCATCTCTGTCTACTCAATTCTCCGAGGAGATGTGGAGTCTGTTCTGCCTTGAACTGTCTAAATATGTAACTGTAGAATCCCTCGCTGGAGTTCCTTATATGTATCTTGAAAAAATAGGAGTAAGAGACAGTGCAACTGCACATGAGATTCAGTTCCCCTTAAATTATACTGTTAGGTCCTCTTCTAGTTTCGAACCATTTATAGCAGCTTTTATTCCTTTTATATTGAAGAAGAAACCATTTGGATTCAACTTCTTTAATGATAGTTATGGTATTGCTATGTCTGACAGAGACCTGTTCGTAACATTGAGTAACCTCTTTATTGAGTGGTATAACTCCCTCCCAGCTGAACGGCAAACCCCAAAAGAAGAACTCTTTTCAGAAGAAATACTTATTAAGGGTAAATGTATAGGCAATGAACTGTATTATCTTCGTAACTCCAATTATAATACAGAATCTAACTATGACAGGCTCATAGGAAGGAGCCTCTTCAGATTCAAGAATAAAACTATAACCTTCAATATAACCAACATGGTAAAGACTGTAGATGATGACCCCAATGTGGCCCTCTTCCTCAACAAAACTATGGTTGCAATTATAGTCAATAGAATATTAAGAACAATAAATAACAAGTATGGACAATCAAGTACAGAAGAAGATGCCTTCTCTGGAGAAGCACACAGATATATATAAATTAGTTATTCCTGCTGATGTAGAGAATAAGATAAGATACCTCTGCAATAAAATATCGCAGGTAGAGTGGTCTGGTACACTGTTTTATACATACAGTGGCTCATTTGAGGAAGGAACTCTTGAGATAAAGTGTGTAGATATATTCCCTATGGATATTGGTTCCCAAACCTATACAGAGTTTGACATGTCCCCTGATGTGGTAGCCTATATGACTGACCATCCAGAGCTTCTTAACTGTCAGATGGGCTTGATACACAGCCATAACAACATGGCTACTTTCTTCAGTGGTACAGATACTGCTACTTTAAGAGAGGAAGGTAATGATAGAAATCACTTTGTAAGTCTTATTGTAAACAATGCAGGAACTTATACTGCCGCCATCACAAGAAAGATTACAGAGAAGAAAGTAATCAGCTCTACCTTTATATATAGAACCTTCGATGACATTGAGAAGACAGGCACAAGAACTGTAGAGGTAGAGGAGGAAGCTATTGTATATAATATGCTCAATATTGTCAAGGAGGGAGAGGCAACTGAACCCTTTCTTGAAATTAATGAAAGGCTTGAAGTTATCAAGAAAAACAAAACTAAAGTGGCTGCTGCAAGGGCTCCCTTCTCAACTATTCCTTATTATGACGGACTGCCTTTCACACCTCCTGTCTATCAAGGCAACAGTAAAGAAGTGAGTAGGATTGCAAGGCAAGATTCCCTCTTTGATGAGGATTTTATGGAGAGTGAACCTCCAAGAAGGGTAGAACGAATTACAGACCCAAATGAACTTGCTATAGATGCTTCTGTAGTCAAGTCCATTACTCTTCAACTTATTACAGGCTCAATAGCAATTGCAGATGCAAGCAAGATTGACCCTGTGAAATGGACAGGTCAGATGACCAAACTATTTGACAAGAGGTTTAAGGAAGATATGAATATCTTTCATTTTTGGGCAGAGACTATGGTAGAGTTTGTTGTAACTAACTTTATACCAGAAGAGTTTGCCTCATTTGAAGATGATTATATCTCAGAATTGTGTCAAGCAGTCTATAGAACTCTTGACAAATTACCTCAAAATAAATATATCAAATCAATTCAAGATGCACTAGTATTATGGATGAAATAACAACAGATAACCTCGACCTATCAGAGGCAGAGTTTGAAGCCTTGCTTCAAGAAACTCTTGAACAAGCACATGAGGGTGACAACCGAGAAATTCTCCCTCCTAATTCAGAGACTCTCCTGATGGATGAGTCTTCCTTGAGATTCAGTTCTGCAATATGGTTCAACAAGATAGGTGAACAGGAAGTAACCCTTGCTGGACTTGGTGGTATAGGCAGCTATACTGCCTTCCTCCTTGGCAGACTTAAAGTGAACAGACTTATTGTCTGGGATGATGACACTGTAGATGGTACAAACCTCTCAGGTCAACTGTTTTCAATATTTGATGTAGGCCGTAGCAAGTCAGAAAGTGTAGTCAGAATATTGAGCCAATTTGCCCAGTATCACCGTATTATAGCTATGAACCAGAGATATACTGAGATATCCTCTTCAACCAATATCATGATATGTGGCTTTGACAATATGGCAGCAAGGAAAACATTCTATAACAGATGGAAATTCCATGTGATGAGTCTAGCTGAGAAAGAAAGGGGGAAGTGTCTCTTTATTGATGGTAGGCTTGCAGCAGAAGAGTTCCAAGTATTCTGTATTAAAGGCTCTGATACCTATCTCATGAAGAAGTATGAGAATGAATGGCTGTTTGATGACACTGAGGCAGAGGAGACACTCTGCTCCTATAAGCAGACCAGTTTCTGTGCCAATATGATTGCCTCTGTAATGGTCAATCTTTTTGTCAACTTTATAGCAAACCAGTGTGAACCTCCCATCGAAAGGGAACTTCCCTTTTACACCAATTATGATGCTGAGAGGATGCACTTCAAAACTGAAATGATATGATTTCTTATGCACTTGAATCCTCTCTAAGAAATAACACATTTGCAGAAGGAGAAAACAATTGGTACCCGCCTGCCTCAATTGCTGTTAACTATCAGAACAACACAGTGTTCTCAAAGTTCTTTGAGGTAATTATTCCCTATAACGGTGAGTGTTTCATACCTGTATTGAGTCTATCAGAGACTCTATCTCGTATACAGAGCTGGCTTGACTCAATAGACCCTGCACAGTCTATAAAGTTCTCATATCCTCTTTATGTAGGTGGAGAGGAGACTAGAAAAACAGCAGATTCTATTATACAGTCTATTAACAGGTGTTCAAGAAGCCGTAGACTCGCCCACATCAAGACTTGTAAGGGTCTTGACTATTATGGTGGTCAGGGCCTCATCTTCGATGAACTCTGGAACCTTTTTATGGTCTGTGGATTCATTATAAATGTTGATGGAATTAATAAGACAATGTCTATTGTAAGGCCTGTATGCTATGTATCCCCTACTGTCTTTGTAAATGGGGACATCCTCTCAAGAGCTATTATCAAGAAGGTCATCCCCTATATAAGTTTACATGGCATATCAGCACATTATACTTATAGAGATATGATTCCGTCCAACAACACTAGCGAGTTTAGAAATGTCACTGTGACAGTAGTACCTATCAGGGGTTTTATTGTTTCTCCTACAAAGCCTGGTACTATAGAGAGTCTTGATGGAAAACCTGATACTATAGAGAACCTTGATGATTCAATATGGGAATTTCTGCATAAGAATATAAGTGATTTAATATGTCAATAGAGGAGTACTTTGGCAGATGGATAAAAGTTATTGATATGAAGGAGATGGCAAGGGTTCTCAATACACTTGGAAAGACAAATCTTGATAAGTTGTGTCCTGAATATTCAAATATATTCAAGGCATTTGAGCTGTGCAAGTATGATGATTGTAAAGTTATCTTTCTTGGACAGGACCCTTATCCTCAGAAAGGTGCTGCCACAGGTATACTGTTTGGTAATAAACTTGGTACTAAAGAACTTTCTCCCTCGCTTAAAGTTATAAAAGAAAGTTGTGTGAATTATGAGATTCCTCATGGTCCAATAGAGTTTGACATAACTCTTGAATCATGGGCTAAGCAAGGTATTCTTATGATAAACTCAGCCCTCACTTGCGAGGTAGGAAGGGTTAGTTCCCATGTAAACCTATGGAGACCCTTCATATCTAAACTATCTAAGAACCTTTCAGAACATGAGACAGGAATGCTTTATGTTCTGTTTGGTTCTCAGGCAAAGACCTTCATACCTTATATTGATAAGAAGTATAATGATATAATTGAGGTAGAACACCCTGCATATTTTGCAAGGACTGGTCAGATTATGCCATATAGTACCTTTACTGATATAAACAAACTTCTAAAAGATAAATATAACACCACTATAAACACCACTATAAAGTGGTATCATAAATTAATAATATAAAATACAAACAACAATGAAAGAAAAGAAACAATTAGTAATGATGACCTTTTTTGGTCCTATTCCTTTTGGTGTAGTCAAAGAACATCTTTCCAAAAAATCAGTAGAGTCAACTGACTCTGCGAAAGACAAGACTCCTGGTAATGTGGAGAGTCCTGTCCCTGTCCCTATGCACGTAGGTTACTATATTGTAAATCTTGCCAAGAAAGTAGGATGGAGACCCGAGAAGATGGTTGGCTATCTTCAGAGTCTCTGGAATATCAACCCCAGTGCTGCATTTAGTGTCCTCCTCAGAGAAGTGGCTATTGAACTTGACAAGAGGTATGAAGACCACATCAACAACTGTGAGGAAGTCTTCATTATTTCCTCTATGGACGGTAGAATCCACAAGGTACATAAAGCTCATATCAAGAACTTCAGGAACTTTGCGGCTTTCAGAACTGAGGAAGACGCAAAGATTGCTTGCAGAATCCTTAGGGAGGACTTAAAAGAGATGTTCAAAAGTGGTAGAAAATAAGAAAATTCGAAATGCCAGAGAGTCAGTCTTCAATGATATACGCTTCAAGTCAAAACTTGAGGAAAGTTTCTATAAGACACTGGTAGCTGCTGGTTTAGAACCTGGATATGAACAAACAAAATTTGTATTAGCTGGGGGATTCAAGCCTACTGTACCTTTCTTCAATAGGAGCAAGTCCAAAGTGTTTAGGATGGATATGGCTAAAGTCAGGGATATTACATATACCCCTGACTTTATCATCTTATACAATGGTACTATGTTCATCATAGAAGCAAAGGGTATAGAGAATGATACTTTTCCACTTAAGAAGAAGCTCTTCAGAAGACTCCTTGAATTTATGGAGATGCCTTGTGTGTACTTTGAAGTTCGTACCAAGAGAGAACTGCTTGAGGCCATAAAAATAATCAAATCCTATGGAACAACTACTAGACAAAATCAGAAGACTCTCGAAGAGCCTACCTGAAGGTGACATCAAATTTGCTGAGAAATATATTGAAAGTAGAGAGTTTGATAAGTTACTTGAAATAGTTGAATCAGACATATATATGGTTCAACAGAATAAGTTGGTTGAACATCCCAAAGAGAAGTTTGCAAATATTAACCTTGAGGAACTATTATGGTTAAAGAGTGCTGTGGATGAATATATGTCATTCCTTGAAATACCTGACAGTTCTGATAATGATGACTGGATGTATGATTAAGTCATTAAGAGAAATAAGTTGGAATGTTCCTGAAGAAGTTTACAGAGCAGACCCTGCATTATCATATTCTACCCTGTCAAAGTTCAAGAGGTCTGGTTTTAATGAACTTGAACACCTCTTTGATAGAATAGACACTCCTTCATTGACCTTTGGTTCTGCTGTAGACAGCATTATTACAGGTGGAGAAGAAGAGTTTGAAAGTAGATTTATGGTAGCAGAGTTTCCTGTTATTCCTGAATCTATTATCAATGTGGTAAAGAGTCTATTTGACAATTATCACAGTAACTATAGGGCACTTGAAAGCATTCCTGACAAGGAAGTTATAGAGGTAGCTGCCCAATCCAATTATCAGAATAACTGGAAACCAGAAACAAGGGCCAAGGTAATTAAGGAGAAGGGCTCCACCTATTACAGACTACTGTACCTGAGCGAAGGCAAGACCATTCTTGATACTGCCACTAACCTTGATGTAAGGAAGACTGTGGAAGTATTGAGGAATAGTCCTACCACTAGATGGTACTTTGCTCCAAGCAATCCCTTTGAGAATGTAGAGAGGCTTTATCAGTTGAAGTTCAAGGCTACACTCAATGGCATTGATTATAGGTGTATGGCAGACCTGCTGATAGTGGACTATGACAGGAAGGTTATTATCCCTGTTGACTTGAAGACTAGTGGAAAGCCTGAATGGGATTTTTATAAGTCTTTTGTAGATTGGTCTTATCAGATACAAGCTAGACTATATTGGAGAATAATAAGGGATAATCTCGACAAAGACCCGTACTTCAAGGACTTTAAGTTACTTGATTATAGGTTTATTGTTGTTAATAGGAAGACTCTCACTCCTCTTGTGTGGGAATGTGAATTTACCCAGCAGAAAGGCTTGATTAAGTTCAATGATGTGGTATTTGAAGACCCTGAAGAAATAGGAATGGAACTTCATACATATCTTACATTTAATTTGTCAGTTCCTATAGGTATACACCTTAAGGAACCTAATTCACTAACTGAATGGTTAAATAAATGAAAGTTACAAAGAGAAATGGTTCAATTGAAGACTTTGACCTTAGCAAGATTGAAAAGGCTGTAAAGAAAGCCTATAAAAGCCAGGGTCTAGAAGCCTCTGAAGCTATCTTGGCTGAACTGAACTATGTATTTACACGAGATTACAAAGATGTAACTCTTAGTGTGGAGCATATACAGGATGAAGTTGAGAAGATTCTATTTGACTTGGCTCCCTACAAGGTTGCAAAGTCATATGTAGTATATAGGGAACAGCATAAACAGGCAAGGTTCATAAGGGAAAGGCTGGATTATATGGAGAAATACTCATCTTCTTCTGAAAATGCAGCTACTTCCTCAGAAACAGATGCTAATGCAAATGTCACAATGAAGAATGTTGCCAACCTTGAAGGTGAGGTCTATAAGACCACCAACAGGATTATTCAAAGACAAAGGATGAAGGACAAACTTAATGAGATGTTCCCTAATCTTTCTAAACAATACGAGGAAGACCTTAATCATCATATTATATATACTCATGATGAGGCATCTACTCCAGTACTGAAGAACTATTGTGAAGCAGTAAGTCTATACCCTCTTATGTTGAATGGTGTAGGTGAGATTGATGGGGTTACTCCTAAACCTCCTACTAATCTTGATAGTTTCTGTGGTCAGTTTGTAAACCTTGCATTCCTTCTTGCATCACAATGTAAGGGCGCAGTAGCTTTTGGTGGATTCTTTGTTGCCTTTAACTATTATTGTATAAAGGAATGGGGAGAATCCTATTATGAGAAAGACAATGCTATTGTAGATACAGAGTATTGTATTAAGAGAAGAACTATTGGAGAAAAGATTATACAGGCCTTTCAACAGTGTGTATGGGGAATAAATCAGCCTGCTGGCAATAGAGGATACCAATCCCCCTTTATAAACTTTTCTTATTATGATAGTAATTACTTTAAAGCTTTATTTGAAGAGTTCTGCTATCCTGATGGTACTAGACCTAAATGGGAAGCTATAGATTATCTTCAGAGAAAGTTTATGAAGTATCTTAATGCTGAGAGACTTAATGCAGTCATCGCAATGCCTGTGGAAACTATGGCTCTTCTCTCAGATGGAAATGATATTATAGATAAAGAATATAAGAAGTTTACTGCTGAAATGTATGCAGAAGGACATAGCTTCTTTACCTATATATCTGATAATCCTAATGGGCTTGCTTCATGTTGCAGACTAAGAAATGAGATTGAGGAGAATACCTTTAGTTTCACTAATGGTCTCACAGGTATCCAAACAGGCTCTGTTAATGTTATTACTCTTAACATCAATAGAATTGTACAGGATTGGGCTAGATGGTATAAAGACAGTATGTATGGTATAGATAGTGCCGACTTGCATATCTTCTATGCTCCACAGTCAGGATTCAGAGAATACCTTATAGATATTCTTGATAGGGTCTATAAATATCATATTGCCTATAAAACAATGCTCTATGAAATGGAGGATAAAGGTATGCTTACTTCTAGTAAAGCTGGGTATATCTATATGAAAAAACTCTATAGTACTATTGGTCTTAATGGTATTAATGAAGCTGCTGAGTTTCTTGGATTGACTTGCTCTTATAATAAGGAGTATATGGAGTTCTGTAACTTGATTACCTCTACTATTAAGGAGCAAAATAAGCTTCATAATATAAGAGATAAAAAGAGGCCTTTCCTATTTAATACTGAATTTGTACCTGCTGAAAGTCTTGGGGTGAAGAATCACAATTGGGATAAAGAAGATGGTTATGTAGTTAATCCTGATAGGAACTTGTATAACTCCTACTTCTATTTAGCTCATGATGAAACCTCAGTACTAGATAAGTTTAGATTGCACGGCAGAAGCTTTACTTCCACTTTAGATGGAGGGGTAGGATGCCACATTAATCTTGAGGAGCATCTCAGTGTAGAGCAATATATAAAGCTAATTGAGTTTGCTGTACAAGAAGGTACTTCATACTTTACATTTAATATTCCTAATAGTAAGTGTGATGATTGTGGGTTTATTACCAAACATCCCATAACTAAATGTCCTAAATGTAATAGTACTAAAATAACTTGGTATACTAGAATAATAGGATACCTTAGGGCTATTAAGAATTTTGGGAAGGAAAGACAAATAGAAGCAGAAAGAAGAACCTATAGTGATGGAAGGAGTGAGATATGCTAAAGTATGTGGATGCAAAAGTAGTCTTTGCTGAAGTGCCGGATGAAGTAACTCTTGCTATCAACATATCTAATTGTCCATGTCAATGTAAGGGCTGTCATAGCTCTTACTTGGCAGAGGATATTGGTAATCCACTGAATAAGACAGTCCTCAGCAAACTTTTGGAAGATAACAAGGGAATATCTTGTGTGTCTTTCATGGGTGGTGATAGGGACACTATACATATAGTAGCTTTGGCAAGTTGGGTAAAAACTCATACAAACTTAAAGGTTGCATGGTATAGTGGTAGGCAAGAGATTAGTGATATAGTAGCAAGGCAATTAAGGTGGTTTGACTACATTAAACTTGGACCTTATAAGGAAGAGTGCGGTCCACTTGACAAGAAAACAACCAATCAAAGGTTCTATAAGGTAGTCCATACAAGTGCAGGAAAGAGTAAACTGTATGATATAACACATAAATTCTGGAAACATGATTAAACAAGAGACCAAGGAGTACAGTAAAGATGGGTTAGCAGTCAGAACAATGCAGATTACTCTCTTTGGTGTACCTATATACAGATTTAAGAAAACATCTACTAACAGGGCTGCTGTAGCTCAACTAACTACAGTGTCAAAGCCTGCAAAAGTGAAAGGATTTTCAAATGAAAATAAAGATTAAAGTAAAAAGAATAAATAAGAATATACCTTTACCCGAAGTAATTGATAAGGGAGATTGGGTTGACCTCAGAGCAGCTGAGACAGTAACTCTCAATGCTCCCCAAGCTAATATTCTTAAGAGACACAAGGTCAATGGAGTAGAGGAGAGACATAGAGATGTGGAGTTTGACTCCAAACTCATAAAGCTTGGAATTGCAATGCAACTTCCTAAAGGTTTTGAGGCTGTTGCACTTCCAAGAAGCAGTACATACAAGAACTTTGGTGTCATACTTGGTAATAGTGAGGGTATCATTGACCAGTCCTATTGTGGTGACAATGATGAATGGAGATTCAATGCTATTGCATTCAGAGCCACTACAATCAATAAAGGTGACAGAATATGCCAATTTAGAGTTCAGCTCAGTCAAAAAGCTACTATATGGCAGAAGCTTATGTGGCTTCTTTCTTCAGGTATTAAGATTGTTGAAGTAGATAATCTTGGTAATAAAGATAGGAGAGGTATTGGCTCTACTGGAATAAAATAGAAAGGAGATGAATACATATTTACTGATAATCATCATAATATGTGCTCTAACAATCACGTCAGGTACTATCTGGCACTACAGGACTAAGTTGTATAAAGAGAGGTCGAAGTTATCTATTAAAGAGTCTTTGGAGCTCACTAATATACCTATTATTACTTTATATAACAATGATAAGCCCTTTAACTTTCTGTTAGATACAGGAAGTTCTGAATCCCACATTAGGAGTGATGTAGCCAATAAATTAAAAGGTGAAACACAGGACTATGAATACTCCTATATAGGAAGTAGTGGTGGAGATGCAGGAGCCTCTGGAATACTGAAGACAGAACTCTCTCATAGGAGTAAGTCCTTTAGAATCTCTCTTATAATCAATAGTAATCTAAATGAGGCCTTTGATGGAGTTGAGAAGACTAGAGGGGTTCATATAGATGGACTTCTAGGAAATGACTTCTTCAAGAAACATAGATATATTCTTGATTTTGTAGAACTTGTAGCGTATTATAAATGAAAGAGAAAATTAAACTCCAATCAAGATATAGGGACGATAATAACTACCTCACTAGGATAGGTGATAAGAACTCAAAGTCTTATGCACTCCATGCTGAGTTTGGCTATAGGGTAGGTACAGTAGAAGGAGACCCCGATACTTATAGCTTTGTAGACCCTTCAGGTGGGCCCTTTATGCAAAAGGGAACTGTAATTGACGGCTGTATAATCAAATCTATATCGAGAGAAGGAAAAGATGTTGTAATAAATTTTGAATCATGAGCCAAATATATCTTGTAAGTAGTCAACAACAGATATTTGACAACCCAACTTACAAAATTATAAGTGTCGAGGAGTCATTAAGGCTCCTCGAACCTTTGAAAATTGTAGGGCTTGATACTGAGACCGAAGGGTTTAGTCCATTTCTTAAGAAGCTTTTAATGCTTCAGCTTGGTAACAGGGATTTTCAAGTTGTCATTGACTGTACTACTGTAAATGTCAAATTGTATAAGGAGTATCTAGAGTCAGATAGATTGTTCATTGGATGGAACTTGAAGTTTGATGTAAAATTCCTTTTCTATCATGGCATCGTTCCAAAGAATCTCTATGATGGATTTCTTGCAGAGAAGATGAGGTGGTTAGGTTGGCCTTCAGGTATGCACTCTTTAAGTCTCAAGTCTGCTGGAGAGAATTATCTCGGAGTAAAGCTTGACAAGACTGTGCGAGGGCAGATTATATGGAAGAAAGAACTAACTGATGAAATTGTAAAGTATGCTGCAAATGATGTGAAGTATCTAGAGGATATTATGAATGCTCAGACTGCAATACTTTATGAAAGAGGTCAGAAGCTTGCTCTTGAAGTAGAGAATAAGGCTATTCTTCCTACTGCATACTTTGAGTTCTGTGGAGTAAGGCTGGACACTGAAAAGTGGCAAGCCAAGATGAAGAAGGATGAGGCTAAGTTGAAGGAGGCTCAGGATGAACTGGATAAATTTATAGTTGACTTATATAATGAAGGTGCAAAAGGTATAGACAGGTTTATAGAGATGGCATATCCTGACCTCTTTGGATTTGTTAAAGCTGGTCCTAAGTGCAAGGTCAATTGGAATAGTTCAAAGCAGGTAATACCTCTGTTGGAGTTCTTTGGTTTTGACCTTATGACCAGAGATAAAGTCAAAGGTGGAATGAAGAAATCTGTGGATGCTACTGTAATTGAAGGACAGATAAATAAGCACCCTATAGCCAAGGTCTATTTGAGATTCAAGGCTGCACAGAAGGTGACAAGTACCTATGGACAGAATTTCCTAGACCTCATCAACCCAAAGACAGGAAGAATACATACTTCCTTCAATCAGATAGGAACAGATACTCACAGATATAGCTCAGGTGGAGGTGATGATAGGGAGGTTATACCAGGTAAGAAAGTGCCATTGGTGAATCTTCAGAATCTCCCTGCTGATGCAGAGACAAGAGCTTGTTTTATATCAGAGACAGGCAATAAATGGATTAGTGCTGACTATAGTGGAGAAGAGTCTGTAATATTGGCTAATATATCCAAGGACAAGGCTATGATAGACTTGTTCCTACATGGTTGTGGAGACTTGCATTCTCTGGTAGCCAAGATGGTTTACCCTGATGAATTAAGGGATATTCCCGTAGAGCAGGTCAAGAAACTAAGACCTGACCTAAGGAAGAAAGCTAAGGCTCCTGAATTTACCTTTGCTTATGGTGGAGACGCCAATACTCTGATTGGTAGAGACCACATACCAGAGGAAGAAGCAAGAGCTATTGAGGCTAACTATAAGAAGGGTTTTCCAGGTGTGGCAGCATATCAGTCTCATCAGAGAAGGATTGTGATGCAACTTGGGTATATAAACACATGTCCAGAGGTAGGTTTCAGAGCATATATATATGACTTCGAGGACTTGGATAAAGTACAGAAGCAATTCAATCAAGAGTTCTGGGCAAGATATAGAAGACTAAAAGTAGAAAATCCATCAAACCCACTTGTGGAAGATGTCAGGTACTATTTCAAAAGAAAGTCAGCATCAGAGAGACAGAGTATAAATTATCCGATGAAATGAGAGTTTGTGTCGGAGTAAAAACCATTAAATTCGGTGAACCCTGAGATGGGAATACCGAGCCAAGTATAGGGTTAACAGCCTATAAAGGTGTAGAGACTAGGTGTTGAAACTAATAATAGAATATAATACACCCAAGAAAAATGGTAATACATTTGCATATGTCAATAAATTATCCTAATTTTGCATAGGATTAATAATATTGAAATATGGAAATAAAAGTTTGTAATAAATGTGGTATAGAACAACCAATAGAAGAGTTTGTTAAGAACCCCATGAGTAAGGGGGGGTAGAATTTGTAGTTGCAGAAGATGTAACAGCAAGCTCCAAAGAACCCCTGAAATTATAAAATGCCTGGTATGTAACCAAGAGCTCCCCTTTTATAGGTTTGATTTAGCATATAAGTCACCAACTGGAAGAAGATGGTGTTGTAAGGAGTGCTGGTCTAGAATTAAAGAAGAGACAGGTCTTAGTGACAATGCTCTTAGAAGGAGATATGACCCAGAATTTAATACTAAATCTTATGAGCAGAAGAAACAGGATAGGCGGAAACACTTTATTCACTATATGTGGAAATCTGCTAAGGATAGAGCTGAGAAAAGAGGATTAGATTTTAACATTGATGAGAGTGATATTGTAATACCTGAAAGGTGTCCTCTATTGGATGTTCCCATAGAGTTTGGGACTAAAGAGGATTATAATAGGAGTCCATCATTAGATAGAATTGATAATACTAAAGGTTATATAAAAGGCAATGTATGGGTTATTAGCAAAAAAGCTAATCTTATGAAAAGCTCAGCCACATTAGATGAATTACAAACTTTTTGTAGGAATGTATTAAGATATAGTCCGAACTTTACCAAAGAAGAAGGTAAAGAAACAGAGGATAAAAAGCCTCTGTGATAACATAATGACAAAGTAGAGGTAGTGCTATCTTTAAGATATGTGCTGTGAACCTATTTAAATGGGTAGTGGATAATAACCTGTTTGGCATTGTAAAGTTCTGTATACCAGCACATGATGAGTTCAATATTGAGGCTCCTGAATATATGGCAGAAATAGTAGCTGATAAGCTCCATGAGTGTATGGTTAAAGCAGGCAGGTTCATTTGCAGGATTGTTCCTCTTGAGGCAGAGGTTTCAAGGCTTAAAGATGGAACTTTACCAACTTATTGGATTCATTAAAATAGAAATAACAATGAAAGAATATATTTGTATAAAAGACTTTTTTATAGAAGATATAAAGTTCGCTAATAAAGGAGACAAAGTAGCTCTCTTTAATGACAACACTATTGTCAATATGAAAAGAGGTAACAAAAGAGCAATTCAAACACCTGAAATTGTAGAAAACAGAGAGTACTTTACTCCCGCCAAGGCTACTCTTGTTAAAGAGGGTAAAGTCAATCATCCCAGTCACTATACTTGGCTTAAAGAGAGGTGCGGCATTGAGGTAATTGATATTACCAGACACCTTGACTTTGATATAGGTAATGCAGTCAAATATTTACTACGAGCTGGGCATAAATCAGAAGAAGGAATGACTGACAAAGAGAAGACCATTCAGGACTTAGAAAAGGCTGTCTGGTACATACATGATAGAATAAAAATGCTGACAGATGGGAATAACTTGTAGTTGTAAAACAAAGGTAAAGGCTGCACCTAAACTGTATAACCAGATAATAACATACATATTTGAACAGGAATATGGTGAATTGGAGGGAAACAGTAAGGCTCAGAAGGCTTTGGCAGAAGTAAAGAAAGCACTTGCTGAGATGATAAGTAAAAACAGCAAAAAATAGAAATGATGGAAAGAAACAGAAAACTTCAACTGTTAGTAACAACAGACTGCCCTAACCACTGCCCATTGTGCTGTAACAATTCATGGGATTTCAGTAAACTTCCTTCAGTTACAGGCTTTGACTATGATGAAGTCATGATTACAGGAGGTGAGCCTCTTCTGTTTGTAGATAAGGTGGTAGAACTTGCAAGGTCAATAAAGACACTCAGTCCCATACTATACCCAGGAGAGGATGCTCCGAAGATATATGTATATACCTCCATTGCAGCCTACTTCCCTATAAGACAACTGCTCAATGTGGTTGATGGTATAGTCCTCACTCCACATAGCAAGTATGATGTCAAATGGTTCATCAGACTTAATGAGAGCCTCAGGATGTATCTTGCTGAGAATCTCCAGCTGAAATCTTCATTGAGGCTCAACCTCTTTAAGAATATAAAGGATATGCTTCCTGAAGATATTGACTTGTCCATATGGAAAGTTAAGGATATGGAGTGGATAAAGGACTGTCCTGTTCCTAAGGGTGAAGACTTCAAAAGACTGCCTATTCTCTGGAAAGAATGAAACAATACGCTAGAAGAGAATTTGTTAAGTTGGTCAGACAGAATGGCTTTGAGTATGTGAGAAGCAAAGGAGGTCATGACATATACTATAACAATAAGGGGAGACATATCAGTATTCCTCAGACTCTTGTAGATGTAATTGCCAGAAGACTGATTCGAGAGAATAATTTAGTATGGAAAAGTTATTAAAGGAACTAATCTAGAGTGGTGTACAGCTCAACAGAATAATCTTCATGGTAGTAGATTGAGTAGAATATCCAGCAACCTTAGAGGAAGGAAAGCCCATAATAGTATAAGGATTGTTTATAATGGGATAGAGTATGAATCTTTAAGTGAAGCTGCTAAAGCTAATAATACCACAATTTATAAAATAAAGAAAACATTATGAAATTATTACAGTTTAAGGCTGTGTGGTGCAGTCCCTGCAAGGCACAGACCAAAGAGTTTGAGAAGAATCCTATAGATGTAGAACTTGAGGCTATTGATATTGATGAGTGTGACAAAGACTTGCAATCCAAGTACAATATCAGTACTATACCTACAATGGTTCTTTTAGGTGACAATGATGAGGTACTCAATAAATGGTTTGGAGTCACCAAGTCCAGTACTATCAATGAATTCATTGGTTTTCATAAAAACTAAGAAATCATGACAAAAAAGGAATTACAGGCGATAATGCCTTTGCTCAGTGCTGTCAGAAGTGCAGTTTTAGAGATAGATTACTATAGTGCAGACTATGACTGCACAGGCTTAAAACACATTAGTGATAGGCTAAAAGAAGCAATAACTAAATTCAGAAAGGAAGCTAAAGTATGAAACTTATAAATCCCTCATTTGAAATCTATGAGCAGGGTCCTGGTCTTGAGGGCATCTATGAGCAAATAGAACTAGCAGGCAGAACTTGCTATAAGTCTAAGAGACCAGAAAGTCAGACAGCTAAGGACTTCGTAGATAGGATGATTGCTTCTCAGCATTATGCAATGCTTGAGCATGGTACTGTATATCTATACGGAACATACGATGTTAGTGCTATAGGAAGTTGGCATCATTCTATTGGCAGAAAATATTCAGAAAATAAGTATTCTATTGTGCATACTGATGGAAAAATGGATTTACAGGGCATTTATGTGACTACAAATCTAAGAGTACTTGTAGAGAATGGTTGGCTTGATGACTTGCAGTACATATGTGAACCCACTGAGTACCATGAGAGAAGAGTTACTGTAAGGTTTATTACTGATAGAGGAGTATCTCATGAGTTTGTAAGACATAGAGTATTCTCTTTTGCTCAAGAGTCTACTAGGTATTGCAACTACTCTAAGGATAAGTTTGGCAATGAGCTTACCTTCATTATCCCTAGCTGGGTAGATACTATAGAGCCTGGTACCTATGAGGATGACCATAAATTCCCTTCAATGTGGAGACATGACCACTGGATGGAAAGTATATGGTTTGACAATATGATTATGTGTGAGGAGGATTATATCACTATGGTGAGAGGATGTCTTACTCCACAACAAGCAAGGCAAATTCTTCCCAACTCTCTTAAGACAGAGCTGGTAATGACAGGTTTTGTATCAGATTGGCAGCACTTCTTTGACCTCAGAGCAAGGGGAATTACTGGTGCTCCTCATCCTGATGCTAAGGCATTAGCTGAACCACTTATGAGAGAATTTTATAAAAGAGGATTGATATGATAAATAACATTAAACTTATCCTTCCTCACTTCTACTTCAATGAAGCCAATAATATGTTCATGCACTGTCAAATAGTGCAGAGAGCTAAAGACTACAAAGGAGAGAAAGTGAGGGAGGGTGCTATCAAAACTTACTTCATTAGGAGTAGAGAACATCTTGAAAGAATTATGCCTGAGATTATTCTCTTGTGTGAACATTATGGAGCCAGGGCTTATATCAATCTTGCTGGTAAAGACTTTGATGCTTTACAGAAGTTGATGTTGGTAAAGCTTGCAAGTGACATTCATCAAGGTCTTGTAAGAAATCCAAGAAAGTGCCTTAACAGTGCAGCAGGTGAACTCAAGTCAAGGATGCCCAAGTGGATTGTGGATGTAGATGATATATCCATGAAGCACCCTATCAAAGAGAAACTCTTTGAGTTGTATGCAGAGGCTTGGGGGAGGAAAGGTTCTGATATTTCAGTAGAAGCACTTAAAGAAGTGGAGGATAGTTATATCTATGCTGAAGTGCCTACTAAACAAGGGATTCATCTCATTGTAAAACCTTTCAATACCAAAGCATTCAGTGAGGCATTTCCTGATGTAGATGTTCATAAGAACTCTATGGGAACTCTCTTATATTATCCTAATTCCCTTAGTGGCATTGAGTGAATCTATTAGGAGTTATTTGTTGCTTCGTTGAGCTATTAAATAACTTCTTTTGCCCATGTAGCTTTATATTTATGGAGTTACATGGGCATTTATTTTTTTTATTTTCTCTACACAAACACAATTATTAATAGCCTTCAGTTTTTTCCTTATACTGTTGGTTATATAAAGAAATTTACTTACCTTTGTACAAAACTTTAAGATACATCATATGAGTAAAGTATGTTATATACCCTTGAAAGGGGTAGATGATGTGATTGCAACACATCTTGGATGGAAACCTACAGCAACCTTTGACCCAGCCTATAGAGTAGCTACTCTTAGAGGTATGTATGATGAGGTACACGAGAAGAATCCCCTTGACACTTCTGACCCTGTAAAAGCGGCTCAAGCTCTTGCAGCTTTCAGAAGGGAAATAGTAAGAGGAAACAAGGCTGCCATGAACAGTGTTGGCACTAATCTTCATGCTTCATACACACAGCTTAGAAGAAACTTCACGGCAGAAGAAAGGTTCAATAGAGTCAATATGCTTGCATCTATGTTCTCAAGATGGATTGACAGGATGAAAGCAGCTGACCCCTCAAAGTCAAGAACTCAGTTTGTAGAAGGCTTTATCAAGGATGGTAAGCCAGTAGCAGGAGAGTTTGCTATCTTTGAGATGGTTTATAGTGAACTGATAGACAGACAGTCTTACTATATGAGCCTTGGAACTCAGGAAGGCAGAGAGAAAGCAGCTAAGATAAACCAAATACTTAGTAACTGGGCACCTCTTACTGCTTTTGTAAGAATGAAACTTAGAGATACTGAAGGTGTTAAGTTAGGTAATACCCTTGAATGGGCAGATGAAGCCAATACTGATAACTTTGGTGACAACAATATGGGTGAGTTGTTTGATATGTCTGAGTCAAAGAGAGAAAGCTGGCAAGAGACCAATGATATGCAGTCTTCCTTTGGCTCAATAGGTAAGAATGTAAGAAGATTCATCAGCTGCCTTCCTCTGTACAAAGAGGAAGATGGAAAGTCTAAGATTAAATATGATGACCTTGACCATCCTATCATGCTTGACCCTGTAAAGGTACATCAGACTCTTATGGAAGACTTGAGAGGTATCACATCGGAAGACCAAATGATGAGAGCCTTCTTCACTAAGGATGGCTTTCTTAAGCATGAGTGGCTCAAGCCTATTGTTCAAACTCTGAGGACAGACAATCAGCTTAGAACCCAGTTCTTTGTTAACTTCAAGAAAAATTTCCAGCCCTATTCTATTCTTGTAGAAGATAAAGACCCTGCAAACAAGGGTCTCAAAGTCTTCAAGACCAAGCTCCTCAATAGAATAGAGAATCTTCTTGGAGGTGAGTTCATGACAAGAGTCCAGCTTGGTACTCCTGTCAATGAAATGAACTCAGTCTTTGACAAGAGGGGAAATGTGAACTGGCAGAACCTTCAGAAGGTAAGAAGTTCACTTACGGAATGGCTCAACCCTGGTCCTATGAAAGTAGCCAAGTGGTATAATCCAAAGACTTCTAGAATTGAAAAGAGAGATTTCCTTCTAGAAGCAAGTGAAGCACTTGGTATACCTATGGATGCTGATACTGTAGACTCTATCATGGGAAACCCAGAGGACTTAAAGGGGTACCTCAGTAACCTAAAACAGGCTCTTGTATATGGTATTGAAGGAAACCTTACCAAAGAGGTTGCTGACAAACTCACAGCAGGAGACTACTCTATAAGCAAGAGGAGCTATAAGTCACTTCTTAAGGCACAGAACTCATCTAAAGGCTCTCTCAAGGAGAAGATAGACAAGATGCTTACTCTTGTAACCAAGAACAGAGAAGGTCTTAGATTGGAGTCAAGAGTTAGACATAAAAACTCTAAGGGAAATGGTATCACACTATTCTCTGATGTCAATCCTTCTTATATGGGAGACAAACTTGGACTTATCAAAAGCTATGTGGAAGCTAATGATAAGAGAAATCTCAAGAAGTTCCTTGAAGACCATTATCTTAGCTCCTCATATTTTAGAGATTCAAAAGGTACAATTCTCAATGTATGGCTTGAGGAATTACTCAAGTGCTGTGATGAGAAAGGTCCTGAACTCTCTGAGACTTTTGCAGCTCAGTTTGACTACATAAGGGCTCTTGGTTCTGCTGATATTGACTTTGAGAACTTTACTGGAAAGCAACACATGGTTGATATGCTTACCAGGTTCTTCTCTGATAAGCAGATTAGCTCAAATGCAGAAACTGCCCTCTACCCTGTCTTCATCCTTGGTGATAGTGGTGTGAGCAAGTACATAAGGGCTAAGATGTATGGAGCAAAAGACATTCTTGATGGAATGTACAAGGTGTGGAGGCAGGAGAAGAGAAGAATGATGCTCACTGAGGCAGCCAATAAACTTCTTGAAGATGGTGGCCATAAGGGCATTGATAACTTCTCTAAGAGGAAAGTTGAGGTTAAGAGGGATGCCAATGGTAAAGTTATTGATGTTGTTGGAGAGTATACAATGCTTCCCTTCCTCAATGAACCAAAGTATGCCAAACTCCTTGGAAGCCAAAGTGAGGCAGAAGTAAAAGCTGCTATACAGGCTTATATGGCTGATGCTCTTGTAAAGTTCAAACAGTCTCTCAACAACATGGGATTGCTTGAAACCAAGACTGTAAAAGTCAGAGATTCCAAGACAGGAAAGTACTCTGATGTTGAAAGGTATGTACATCTGCCTAAGAATATCTCTCCTGCTACTCTTGACAAAGACCTTGCAAGATTCTATTGGAATACAAAGTTTGCCACTATTCAGCAGCTCCAGATGATGACTATAGATACTGCCTTCTATAAAGACACTAAAGACCTTCAGAAGAGATACAAGGAGATTCATGCTCCTGGTCAGGTGCTCAGTCTTACTGCTCTTGACAGAGATGGCAAGAGATATAGTGAGGATAGATTTGAAAGGTGCATCTACTTTGATGACATAGAGTTAAGTTCTGCTGATACTAACCCTAAGTTCTTTGCTGCTGTAAAGGCAAGACTTGGAAAAAGTGCATGGGAGAGGTATCTTGAGAATACCCTTACTGATGGACAGGGCTACAGAAGCCTTAGGTCTTATAGAAAGGTTCTTGGTATGGCAGGTCAGTGGACTGATGAAATGGAGAATGCTTTCAGAGAGATTGAAGGTATCAGAAGTAGATATGGCAAAGACAAGATTCCTGCTGAGGAACTAAAAAGAATTGCAGACCTTGCAGTAGTTTTCCAGCCTATCAAGCCTTATATGTTTACTCATGAAGTATTACCAGTAAATAATACTGACAAACTCTTCATTCCAGTACAGCACAAGTATGCTGAGGCAGTGCTTATCCCTGAACTTCTTCCTCATGGAAGTAAGTTAAGAGATATAGCCTATTATATGGATGAGAACAACATTGACTTGGTTGGCTCTACCAAGATTGTCAAAGTAGGTGGCTTTGGTTCTACAAACATCAAGGGAGTTACTAATGCAGAGGAACTGAATGCTGCTTTAGCAAAGGGCTATGTTCATAAGTTAGATTATTCTGACTATAGAATACAAACTAATGTTCCTGACCATGTGCAGAGTGCCAAACTCTTTGGTACTCAGGTAAGGAAACTTATCATGGCTGGAATCAAGATGGATAGGTTTGATGATGGACATTATGCAAGCTATATAGACTCTGAGTTTGTCAACCTCGGAGGGAAGCATGGTAATGTGAGAATGAATGGTAGGAACCTTGTTTCCTTCTATAACTCTCTCATTGTAGCAAACATCATGGACTCTTTTAACCTCTTCTCAGAGAAGACTGGTAATACTGAAGAACTTAGCAAACAGTTGATTCAAGCTGTTATCAATAACAATAGAGAATCAATGGATAACCTTCTTGCCTATGGCATTGAAGATGGTGACTTTGCTATCCCTTTATTTGAGGCTGGTCTTGAACATGATGCTTCTTCTATGCTACTCAGTATCTTTAAGAAGCTGGTGAACAAGCAGACTATTCAAGGAAACCCTCTTGTGCAGGTATCTGCAATGGGTATCAGTGGGTATGCTGAAGATGGTGACTTACAGTATGTTACTGATGATAATGGCAACATCCTTTATGCAGAATGTGAGATTCCTTGGGACCTCTCATATGTAGAGAAGAATGAGAATGGTCATGACAGGGTTGTAAAACTCGACTTCAATGACTACTGTAATGAAGATGGTACCCTCAAACTTGGTAAGGACGGTGTTCCACTTATAGAGAAGAAACTTCCTGGTGTTACCAGTATGGTAGCATATAGAATTCCAACTGAAAGAGACTACTCAATGATTAACCTTAGGGTTAAGAGATTTAGTCAGAAGACAGCAGGTGGCACTATCAAAGTTCCTGCTGAAGGAACTACCATTGCAGGTTTTGACTTTGATGTGGATAAGATGTACTTGATGAGAAGAGAGTATAGAGCAAAGAGAAAGCAGTCTAAAGATGAAGCAATAGACAATTTGCTATCTGCTATCTTTGGGCAGGACACTTCTGAACTGCTTGAGTTTGAAGAGTATGACTTCACGAAGTCTCCTAGGGAGAATACTAAAGCAGCAAGGAATAATATGCTCATTCATCTTATTCAACAGAGACTTATGGACCCTGAGACTTTCAAGCAAAGGTATACTCCTGGTGGTTTTACCAATGCCTCTAAGTCTGCTAGAGTCATGAGAGAGCTGTTGTTTGGTGACCTCTCTGGAATAGTCCACAATGGTGAGGTTGATTTTGATGCCCTTAATGAAAGAGCTTCAAGAAAAGACCTTGACCCTGAGCCTAACTATGACCCTTCAGACCCTATGACTATCATCATTTATAATCAGCAGAATCAAGTAGCTGGAAAGCTTATTGGTATTTTTGCTAACCAGAATACTAATCATGCTTTTGCAAGTCTCATGAAGAGTTTCAAATTAGGAACTCCCATATCATTTGCAGGACATAGCTATGGTGATGGTACAGTAAGTGACTTCCTCAACCCCCCTGCTGGAGTTGATGTAGACCTCAATGTGGCAGAGCTTCTTTCAGCTTCTGTAGATGCTGTAAAAGACCCTGTGCTTAACTTTATGAACCTCAATACTATAACAGCAGATGCTGGTGCTGTACTTGCAAGGATTGGTTATACAACTCAAGAGATTGGAATACTGTTCAATCAACCCATTATCAAAGAGTTATGTAACTACTGTTTAAATAATGAAGTAGGAATAGAGGTTGCTCTTGGGGATGTTAAAGCCAAGTATCTTACAGTTGAAGGAGTGAAAGCTGCTTCATCTACTAACCCCAGTGACTTCACAATAGGGAAGCTTGCAAGTCATATTATCACAGACAGAGTCTCAAGAGAGGATGGTAACAATGCTATGGAGAATGCAAGTTTCATAAGTGAGCAGCTGAAAGTTCTTGAGCTTTTCAACAACATCACTACTATTGCTAGTCATGTAACTCAGTTTGTGACTTCTACTAAGTTCACTGCATCAAATGCAGTAGGTTCTACCTTTGGTGACCTCTATGCACAGCAGATGAGAGTCAACAAGTATCTTGAAGAAGGTAAAAAGAATAAGGCTATCATCATGGAGGTAACTGATAGGATTTCTACTCCTCTTAACAACAGCCAGAGTCTTCTTGATATGAGTAATGAGGAGTACTTTGACACTCTTGTTGATAATCCTTTTGCATATGAGCAGGCTATGTTTGATGCAAATAGAAAAGCCTTGAGACACTTAGCAAAGTATTTCCCCTATGATAAACCCTGCTACTCAAATGCAAGAGCCACGCTTGCCAGTCTTACAAAGTTTGGTACTCTTGATGCTGATACTATAAACAGCATTCATAGTGACCTGATGGTCTATCTATTAGCCAATGAAGAACATAGTGACTTCAATGGTGAGCTTCCTAAGCTTGGGACAGGTCACACTAATCCCGATGGTACAGCTCCTACAGTTAGAGAGTACTATACTAAGTACTTTGCAGATGATATGTTCAGAGAGCTCGAGGCAAATCCTGCGCTTAAAGAACTGGCAATCTTCAAGTACATGGTGTTCGATACTAATGACAGAGATGAAGTTAGGATGAATGTCCAAGGCATAGGTGGTCTTGCTCCATACCAAAAGGATGAAATTAGAGAGAGCTGGTCTGACTTAAATAGGACTCATCCCCTAATAGCAAGGGACTTATTTCTCTATAACTTCTATAAGCTTGGCTTTCAATTTGGTCCTGGTGTCTTTATGAATCTTGCTCCTACAGAAGTTAAGCAGTCTCTCATGGTTCCTAACAAGGATGGAAGTCCCAGGAGCTATGTTCAGTTCCTTAAGGAAGTAAGGGAGGGTGATAAGATTCAGTATGATTATACTGACTTTGCTATTCAGTATATGCTCAATCACCCTGACAATAAGAGTCTTGTCTTCAATGCTGACAAGAGTAAGACAGCAAGAGAGATTCTCTCTAAGCGTGCTTTCAACAGTGCTAAGGAGGTTCAATCCAATTTCACTATTGATACTGCAAGGCTAGGTGATGACGCAGGTCTATTCCTCCTTAAGGCTCCTACCAAGCAAGACCCAACCTCTGTATTTAGACCAGTAATCTCTATCAAGGGAGCACTGTTTGTTGCACAGAGTGAAGGATTTAAGTTCAATGAAACTGAAGGGACTACTATGACTTATGTTAGGATGGACCAACAGGGTTCCAAGGGAGTTTCTATGAGGTATAATGGCAGTATTCCTGTTGCACCTGTAATGGATGTAGCAAGTGAGGCTGAACAGGAACCTCTAGGAAACTCTTCACAGGAACCTGGTCCTGCTCCTGTAGTTTTCGATAGAGAAGCAGCTATCACAGAAATTGCAACTGAGATGGCTAAAGCTCTTGAAAATATAGGCTATAGAGATGAGATAGGGGAGGCTGTTTCAGCCCAAAGTCTGATTGAAGGTTTAAGAAAAGCATCTGATGCTGAACTTCAGTCACAGATTGATGACATCAGAAGGGCATGTAGAAAGGATGGAATCCTTCTCATGGACGATGAAGGTAACTTGTTGCAAGGTTGTTAAATAATTCTATAATATGAGTAAATGTACTAAATTAGCTCATGTTAGAAACTCTAATGGTGAGGTGGTGGAAAGTAATCTCTTTAGGGATTTACTTTCCTATCTTCCCACTAGGGAACTAACAAAAGAGTATTACAGTGTAGGCACAAATCAGGAGTTTCTTGATAGAGTGAGAGACAAAGCAAAGTTTGATGAGAATGGGGAGATTACTTTTTCTTCTCTTAGAAAGTTAGCTAATATCAATATAAGTCAGGAGCAACTCTTACAAACTTTGAATAAGCAAATAGGGTCTGGTACATATGACTATTCACAGGCAGTGGCTAAGTTACAGAGTTTCAACAGAAATAGTCAGTTCAAAGATGAGTTCATGGCTACTATTAAGTTCAACAATGAAGGAAAGTATGAACTATCTGTTGTACCAAGGAACTCTGCTAATGAGGCTGCTTTACATGAAGAGGTAAGAAAAAGGTCTCTTCAAGAAAGGATAATGTATCACTTAACTAAAGCTGGTGTATCAGTTGACTTTATTGAAAAGGATGATAGAACAGGTGGCAGATACAGTACAGTAAATGCACAAAGAACTGCTGATGGTCTATATCAACTTATTAGAGTAGTTAATGGAGAGAGTGTAACAGCTAATCTTGCTGAGGAGGCAGGCCACTTTGTTATAGGTGCACTTGGGGATTCTCCTCTTGTTAAAAGACTGATGGAATTACTTACTCCAGAGGTTCAGAGAGAAGCACTAGGTGATGAACTTGATGATAAGGTACTTGGTCCTGATGGTAGAAGAGAGGTTGCAGGTGCTTTGGTAGGTAAAGCCCTTATGGGTGGAGTTGATAATGAAAAGCCTTGGCAAAAGATGGTCCATAGAGTTGTCAATCTTGCTAAGAGAATCTTTTCTACTTTTAGAAAGGGAGATAATGCTGCATATAGAGCTACCCTTGAAGCAAAGGATATAGCTGACAGACTTGTCAGTGACTTTATGTCAGGCAACTTTAGTGGTTCAGTTGAAAATGCTCTTAATACAAGAGAGACTCTCTACAGTGCACATAGTTCAACTAATACAAAGTTATATAGAGAAACTGTAAATAGATTAAGTCTTGCTGTATCAGAACTGAGAAACATAGACAATAATGTCTTCACAAAGAAGATGATGGGTATTCTTGGTGTAACTGAGACAGGCAGAACTAATCAAATCAATGCTAACACCTTCCTTTCTGATAGCATTGCTCTTGATGGTATCACAGAAGCTCTTACCCTCATCTCTGACATGATGGGACAAGGTAAAGAGCTAGATACTTTACTTAAGTCTATCAACTTCCAGAATGTTGGAGACTTTATGTCCAACATGGCTGATAATGGTAAGAAACTGAGGCAGATTCATTCCTTTGTTACTCTTTCTTATACATTGCAGGGTATCATAGAAGAAGCCTGTGTTGAGGTAGGCGGTGAAAGAAAGCTAAAAGGAAATGTTGACCACGTCCAATTAACAGATAGTCTTGGTAGGGTAGTCACAGTAAATCTAAACCAAGTACTAGACAATCTTGGTAAAGCTAATAAGGTTCTTATGGCAGAGTTATTCTCTAAAGAGAAGCAATTCTTCTGTAGATTCTGTGAAGATACTTTAGGAAGTAAGTATGTGCAAACATCAGCAAGAGTGCTGTTCAATAAGAATGGAAGATGGAGATTATCTTTTGAAGGAGAAGGAGAGATAAAAGTCTTAGATGCACTAGAGCATCTGGAGAATGATATTACCTTCTTTGAAAAATACCTAGCATCAATGTCTAACAATTCTGACCTTATAGGTCAAATAGTAGATAGAGCAACAAAGGCTGCAAACAAGGCAGCGGATGACCTCACCAATCAGTGCCAAGATGAACTAAGAATCCTTGAAGCAAGGTTTAAAAAACTTGGATTGAAAGATACAAGTATCCTCTTTGAAAGAAGCTCAAGAGACGGTCAACTCACAGGTAATATCATATCTGATGTAAATTGGGGTGATTATGAAAATGACTGGAAAGAGTTTAAGGAACAAGAGCTTAAAAATTTCAAGCAATCAAAACCTAATCTTGACCAATTGACAGAGTTTGAGAAAGCTATTCAGTGGGATATGTATTTCAGACCTTTATCAGAGGCTTGGTATAAAACCCATAGGGTTTATGACAAGGACTTACAAAGGTATGTTCCTAATAGTAACTATGCTAATCCTGACTTTGCTGACCTTATGACTAAACATCCCGGTCTTCAAGAGTGGTACAATGATTTCATGAAGTTAAAGACAGGCCTTGATGCAAGACTTCCTGAAGGAAGCACACTTGCAGTAAGAATGCCTCAGTTCAAAGGAAGGTTTATCAATAGAGTAAAAAATCAAAATAAAGGTTTAACAAAGGCTGTAGGTCATGCTCTGAGAGGTAGTATTATGGACACCTTCTGTGAGAGTAGTGAAGATACAGATTTTGGAAGTAACCAAACCTATAACTCTGAAGATGAAGAACTATTTGCAAATGCTCTTGCTTATGAGAAAGAGAAATTACATAGACTGCCTCTCTTTGGAATAAACAAGTTACAGGATATGACAGAACTGTCAACTGACCTGTTCCAGTCTACCCTTGCCTATGCAGGTATGGCTAACAGTCATCTTGCTATGAGCCAGATAGTAGATACTCTTGAAGTTGGAAGTAATGTTCTTGCTAAGAGGAGTGTAGCTGGTCAAAGAACTGAGGAACAGAGGCAGGGTAATAAGTCAAATGCTTACAATAGGTACCTTAAATTCCTTGACAAGCAAGTATATGGCATAGGTAATACAAAGCATAAGATAGGAAAGAAAGTAGTGCTAGAGAAAGTACTAGCAGCTCTGTCTGGACTTGCAAGCAAATATTTCCTAGGAGGTAATGTTGCTGGTGGTGCGGTCAACACTATGACTGGCTTCAATGAATTATTCAAAGAAGCTCTATCTGGTGAATATTATTCTTTGAAAGATTTTCAAAAGGCTAACAGACTTTACTTTGGGTCATTTGTTAACAACTGGATGGACTATGGTAAGGATGTAAAGAATGATAAAGTGTCTCTTCTTATAAGGCACTTTAACACCCTTGGAGATAGTAGACAAAAACAAAGGGACTGGGAGAATGATAGGAATATCTGGACTAGAATCTACAATATGTTTAGTGAGAGTCTATTCCTTCCCTATAAGTCAGGAGACCACTATATGTCAACTATCTCTTATCTTGCCCTTGCAAGTAAAACTAAGTTATATGATGAGTATGGAACTAGAATATCTCTATTTGATGCTTATAAAGTAGTTGACAATGAGGATACCTATGGCAATAAGGCAGGTAAGACTCTATCTCTTGAAGGGACATTCTTTAAATCGGCTACTGGTAAGCAGGAATATGATATGATAAATTCCATCATATCTCAGATAGAAGCTGCTATGTCAAGCCCATTTAGAGCTTCAATTAATCTTACACAGGATGAACAGGACTATCTTACAAACAAAGGATATAACCTTGCAGATACCGAGAACACTCTCTTTAATCTAAGGCAGGATGCTGAGAAGCTTACATGGAATGCTACTGATGAAACAGAGTTTATGGATAAGGCTAGAGAAATTAACATTAGGCTTCATGGCATCTATAATAACCAAGATAAGGTAGCTTTCTCTCAGAGTTGGTATGGTAATGCTGTACTTGCCATGAGGGGTTATGCTCTTGGTATGATGGAAAGGAGATTTGGTGCTAATAAGTATAGTGTAGCTCTTGGACAGAATACTGAGGGTTCACTTAATACTGTTGCTAAAGTATTGCTAAGTACATTTACAGATAGAGGTGGATTTAAGCTAACAGCAAGAGCATTATTACTTCCCTTTGGAAAGAATACTACAAATGCTCTATATCAAGCTGGCTTCTCTGCAAATCAGGCGAGGAACTTGAAAAGGAATTGGGGTGATAACTTGCTGATAGGGCTACTGTTCTTGTTAAGATGTCTGACAAGTCTTGGAGATGATGATGATGATGACGATGATGAAACCAATATAGCAATGGGTCTTACATATTACTTTGCAAATAGGTTATTTAGAGAGCAGTCAGCTTTCAATAATCCTATGGGCTGGTATTATGAGACAAATACTGTTCTTGACATGATGCCATCAGGATTCAGTGCCTTGATGGATATTGGCAAGACAGGTTACCAACTTGCTGGTCAGTCATTTGCTGATGAAGCTAATTCAACTTTCTTCTATCAGTCAAGTAAAGAAGGCTTCTACGAAGAGGGAGACTCTAAAGGATGGAATCATATGAAGAGGATGACTCCTTATCTAAGGAGTGTTTATACTTTTAAACATCCTTATGAAGCTTCTAAATCATATGAATATGGTAGAAATATTAAGACTAGATAATAAAATAGGGTAGTGAGTTAATTCTCACTACCCTATTTTTTTTTCTATTAAGTTTTATAGACAACCTAGCTCTTGTTCCATCTCTTGGTCTTCCATTTGTGACCAAGCCTCTTCACTTATATGCTTAGCTTCAAGTCCATTCCTCTGTTCTTGAGTAAGATTATTCCATTGTAGATGATGAGGAATAGGAGTTAATCTTCCCCCTATATCCCAACTCATTCCACCAGTGAAATCATCTTTAAACAGACTATCTCCAATGCTCATATCTACCCCAACTCCGAGAGTTGAATTGATAGGCATATCTTCTGAGTCTGCTACCTGAGCTTCTATAGGAGTAACAGGTTCTACAGGAGCTTCTACTACACCAGTTCCTTCATTAAGAGTTTTCTCAATTCCTGATAGCATCTCTTTTTCTGAAGGAGTAAGTCTATCATACACTACCCTTAATGGCGTATAAGGAACTACAATAGTATCTTGCAGTGTTGGATTAGCTCCTCTATATTCCTTACCATCTATAAGTAATTGATTTGCTTTCTCTGGAGATACTGAGTAGTCAGCAGTTCCATTCTTCCAACCTACAGGAGTGGGATAAGAAACTCCAATAGGTATTATATTGAGTGATTTAACTTGTACACCATACTTCTTCTCAAGAAACTCTTTATATAAAGACAGTTGCCTTGCATACTTTTCCCTCTTGTGCTGGTTAATTCCACTATGATTAGTCTTCATATCGAAGATAAAGAAGTTTCCTTTTCCATCATAAGCAAGTAGGTCAAGTGTTCCTGCAACATTAATAGTATGAATCTTGCCATTATTGTCAGCTACCTCAATCTGTCCTGTTACAGTTACATCTCTTGGAACTATTGTAAGACCATTTGATATAAAGTTATTTCTAAGACACATTAATTGTTCTTTGAACTCTTGTAATGCTTCTTTTGTAGCATTTGGATAATTTTCAGCTAGTTGTTCTGCTGTCATATTATCTAATTTTCCAGCAAAGAAGTCTCTAACAAACTCATCAAATCCTGTGCCTATATTAGTAGAAGGTACAACCCAAGGACTGTTAGGGTCAAATCTTTCTCCAGCTCTTTCATCAGCAGCAATTATTGAAGTTACTCTAGCATATCTAATACCTTTTTCATCAACATAGGCAAAGCCATCATCAGAGAGTTTAATAGACTTGGAGTCACTAACAATCCTATCTACTATCTCCTTTGCCCTTTCAGCAGCAGGGTTAGTTGCAGGAGCAGCTTCTCCCTGTACTACAGTTCCAGTATCACTGTCTATTACTGTGTCGCCTTTTACAACTTGACCATTAGATACTACCACTGGTTCATTTACAGGAGATGAAGGTGAAGCATTAGTAGGATTAGCTACTGTAGTATATACAGGACTACCATCACCTTTGAAAGGATTCTGTAATGCTATACCTTGGATGATATAGTTGAATGATACATTGGTAGGGCTTACCTCAAGGATGTCATCATCATATATATCTGATAGATTCTCCTTAGCTGCCTTGTTTCCTTCAGCAGCTTTCTCTACATCAGAAAACGGAACTTGCCATTTGACAAATGAGTCTTTTTCATTAGCCATTCTAACTTCTCCATTTTCATCAGTAAGCAAGTTCTTAAGGAATTCATGCTGAGCAGCCTTACTTGCCTCTTCTGTCATTCCCTGATGTACAGTAGTAAGATGTATTGGAGCAACAGAACTATCATCATTAACAAGGTCTATACTGTATACCTTCTTATCATCTACTACTTGGTCTGTAGCAGTAATAGAGTAATGCCATCCAGACCTTGAAGAAACATTCATATAGTTACTTATTTGACCCTCAAGGGTATTAGCCATTGAGTTAAGTAACTTTTCAGTATCACCCAAAGGCACTACTTGACCATCAGAGTCTCTTGCGAAACTCATTTCTTCGTCCGAGAAGGTCTCAATAAAGTTAGCTATAGTCATAGCAGCTCTTCTAGTTCTACTATTAAAGCTGATAAGTTCATCTGCATTATCTCTGACTTGGAGAATAGTCTGTCCTTTCCTGTTCTGAGTCTTTTGTACTGGAGCAGTAAAGATGTCTATAGGCTGAGTTCCCCCATTCAGTTTATCTTGTTGGAATACAAGCTTCTTTCTATTGTCTCCTATCTTAACTATACCAAGTCTCTTTAAGAAGTTCCTTTTAGCTTTCTGATAACCCATTGGAGTGCCCTTCTCTTGCTCAGAAAGGTCATTCTGTCCAACATCAAGTACATTGTTATTCTCCTGTCCTTTCCTACTTGAGTCAAAACTAGTTGCAGCTACAATAGGCTTAAATAGTTTGGTTACAATAGGAGAGCCATCAGTGTTCTTTACAAGAGATATACCAGTATTACCTGCTGCAAGTCTCCTTATAGGAGCCATGTTCTTACTACCTGGACTATATTCAACTCCTGTAGCAGACATTACACTTACTGGTTGGAAGTGCTTGTCCTGACCATTAACATTGATAGTTATTGGACCAGTAGAAGACTCAACAACTGCAATGATAGGTAGGCCATCCTTAGTATACCCCAAGCCCTTGGATTCCATGCTGCTCTTAACCTCATCTGTGAGTGCATCATCCGTAATGAACATCACCTCAGAGTCTCTTGTAAGAACTCCATCCCTTAGAGCATCCTCAATACCATACTTATCATAGTATCTTACTATAGGAGTATCAGGGTGAGACTGTCTCAAGTAAGCTATGTTCATACTGGTAAGCATACCAGACTCTGGATTACCAACAATGAACTGATAGTTCATCTTTCTTGCTTGAGTTCTGATTGCCCTTCTTCTTTTATCAAAGAATGGAGACACAGGAGCATTTACTCTAGGAGAAGGAGTGTCAATTCTCTCCTTATCTGATTGAGATTTAAGAACCTTAGCTACAACATGTCTTAGGAGGTCAGGTACTTGAGTCTCATTAGATTCTGCTCTACTATCAAGAGCATTTGCTCTTGCAGTGATGGCATCTGCAAACTCTTGTACAGTATCAAAGCTATTGGCAGATAATCCTTCTATAAGAGTTTTTACCTGTTCCTTCGCTTCAGCAGTAAATGAGGGTGTATTTTCTGCGACTCTCAGAGCTACTTCAGCAGCCTTACCAACCTCCTCATTGCTATTTTCAATGAAGGTGTCTATAACAGAACTAGGCTGAGTTGTTTCAACAGGAGTTTCTACAGGAGCAGCAGGAGTTTCAACTTCACCTTGCTTAACCATATCAGATACTGTAGGATTTCCAACTATTTCACCATCTTCAGTCATATGTCCTGCCTCAGGAGTACTACCCCCAATGTCAAATATAGTTGGACCAGCTGGTGTTGGGTCAGGAATTACAGCTGGCTCTGAAGCTTCAGTAGGAGTTTCAGTAGGAATAATTTCCTCATTGTTGAGGTCCCTATGTTCTCTCTCTGAGTTATATCTACCCATTATATCTCTATAGGTTTGAATAGTCTCTTCTATAGAGTTATAGCCTGTTACTTGACCTTCAATAGGAGCCTTCTCATTTGCTCTTGCAAGATGCTGCTCAAAGTAAAGAGGGGTATCCTCTCCATCCTCAGCAGCTGCCCTATCATAGTCAAGTAGTTTTTCAGCACCTGCTTCAACATCAGTTATGTCAACTCCACTATTACTTAGATAGTCAAGGGTAGCTGCAAATACATCAGCTCTAGGGTCATTCCCCTCAAAGACCCCATTTCTTTCAGCCCAATCATAAATCTCTGCTTTTCTCTCATTCTCTCTAGAGTATCTTTCAAACATATCTCTAGCCTCCTGAGGGAAGTCATACCATTTACCCTTGTAAGACTGATTAATAAGCATATCTTCTACAGCAGCTATTTCAGCTTCATCCCCCCTGTTATAAACATCATCAAGCCTTTCTGAGAACTGCCAATAGTTACCATTGGTTGCTATATCAAGAAGCTCTTCATTCTTCTTCTGTAGCATCCTCTGTTGTGCTTGATATTTAACCTTTGCTACATATCTATTGAGAGCTTTAGGGCTATACATAAGAGCAAACTGAGAGTTCATAGCAGCTCTATAGTCCCTTTCAATCCTACTCCTATCTGCAATCTTTTTAGTAAAGTCTTGATGTATAGAAGTACCTACACTATTAACTTTGTCAATCTCAGCTTGCTGTTCTTGACTGTATCTATCCCTATGCTTTGGGTCAAGCATAAAGGCTCTATCACTTGCAGATAGGGACATAATTTCAGAAGCAGAAAGGACTGTAGTATCTACAGGGTCATTATATGTAATACCCTCTCTCTCTACTGCTTGATGCTGAGCATTGAAACTATAGTCTTCCTGAGCAGACTTTATAGACTTGATATTTTTATCAAGTTCTCTAGTATAACTTTCAGCCATAGTAAGAGTAGCTTGGTCTTCCTGCTGGAGAGTTCCTTTCTTCTGCTCTTCACTCATCTCTCTTATAACTTGTTCAAGTTCAGATTTCTGTTCTTCAAGTTTAGAGAGTTCAGTTACAGCATTACTCAGTGAACCAAACCTTGCTATAAGTCTTTTACCCTTGTTACTAAGAGCTGAATTCGGAGTAGCACCTTCCTGGGAATTAAGTTCAGTTGTTACCTGAGCTATTTCTTCATCAAGTTGACCTAGTCTCTTCTTATAATCTTCAATGACTACCTTGTTGAACACCATACTTGCTTTAACATCTTGGTCAATATTCTCCCCGAATATCTTCTCAATAGACTTAGTTTCCTTTGAAACCATACCCATCATGTCAAGCATCTCATTGGCATTCTTCTGTATAGTCTGAAGAGCTTCCTCTCTGCTTATATTCTGAGTTCTGTTCTGAGCAGATGCCATAAACTGGTCAACAGCCTTTGACTCTTCGGACTCAGGGTCTTGCAAGTTCTGAGCATTAAAGTTTGCTCTTGCCTGTAGATTAGCTACAACAGCCTCATGATAACCAGTACCCTCAAGGTTATTAAGAGTTATGATGTTACTAAACATCTGACCGACTCTTGCATCTCTTGCAGCTTTTTCATCATTACTTTCTATAGCCTCTTGGTATTGAGTAAGCCACTCAGCAGTACCCCCTGCATTGAACAATGCTCTCTGCATACTTTCATCAGAGAAGTAGGTGTTAAAGTGCTCAGCCATTCTTTCTCTTTGCTGATTAACAGCGTTGACTTCAGTATTAGAAAATAATGGAGTAAAGGCACTTCTCCAAGTAATACCCTTTGCAACCATATTGCCATTGGCATCTTGTTTCATACCAATGTTAGGACCACCCATTGCAGTAGATAGGGCACCATATAGACCACTCTTTATAGCATCAGAGGATATTGCTGCATCTCCTGCTGCCCTGATACCTGCTGCAAAGGACTGCCAGAAGTCATTCTGTGATGCAGTGGCTCCTGGGTTTGCACCATATTTATTATCAATATATTGTTGCATCTTGTCCTCAGCATATGCCTGACCAAATGCACTTGATATATCCTGTGTGTATTCCTCAAAGCCTTCACCAAGAGCTTCTTTAAGTCTACCCTTTATAACCTGACCTTTGGTCATTTGCTTAGCCTGAGCAACCCATCTATCTCCCTCTCTTACAGCCCTAACAGCAGAACTTACAGGAGTTTCTCCACCACCAAGCCCTACTTTTCTAAGAGCATTCTGTACTCTTGGTGCTTCAAGTCCAGCTTTCCATGTAGAATTAACCAATCCATTTATTACAGAGTTAGTCCAGAAGTCATAGTACATAGCAGTAGTAGCACTCTCTCTAGCAGCTTGCTTGTCTGCCTCAATATCAGCAGCATACTTTCCTTCAAATTGTGCTCTTGATTCAGGTCTAGACTTTAAGTAGTCTGCTTGCTCTTGTGACATATTATGCTGCTTAGCATAAGCATCAATATCAGCATCTACCTTAGCAGCATACCTATTCTGAATATCTGCCTCAAGACCCTCTATAGTTTCCTGCCTAGTCATAGCAGCATTCATACCACCCTCAACACTACCTATTGCACCTGGAACAAGAATGCTTCCTATACTTCTTGCATTAATTACCCCTCTTAAGAAAGCTGCTCCCTTTGCTGAAGCATTAAGAGTTTTTCCTCCCATAGCTGCCTTTCCTAACCAAGCAGCTGCTTTAGTAGCTGCATTAACAGCACCAGAGGCACCAAATGAAAGAATATTAGAAGCAGATGTAAAACCATACTGACCAAATAATTCAAAAGGTGTATTAGCAGAGAACAGAGAGTTCTGCTGTTCTACAGTATTAAGAATAGGATTATCTGACAATCCAAGGCTTTCCAGACTCTCTTGCTCAGATGTTGACCATGAATTAGTAGTTGCAACCCTGTCACCATATCTAGTTACAGCATTGTCAATTACATTTTCAAGCCATGACTCATCATCCTCAAGACCTATACCAATAGCACTACCTGCCATACCAGCAGCTCTAATGACCATACCAGCAGCACTGTCAATAAATTGTGCACCAGAGTTCCATGCCTTTTCAAGGAAAGACTGATTGTTTGCTACAGTATTTTGGTAGTAATTACCAAGAGCTTTGGCAGCAAACTGACCCCCACCTACTGCTTCATTGGCAAGATATGTAGCAAGAGCCTGCTTTTTTTCTTCTGTTGACATAGATAGTTTATCTGTGCCATTATATTCTTTGTACATTGGAGAAATCTCTCCTGAAAGAGCTTCAAAGTCCTTCAGATACCTGCCAAAAGTTTCTGAATCTAAAGCATCCAGCTGATTATAATAGGTATTATACAGTTGGGCAGACTTATTCTCAAGGTATGAATAAGCCTGCTGTCTCATTGTGTCTCCCCCTGTCACTTTAGCATCAATCAGGGCGGACCTATAATCAGTGTCAAACAGAAAACTCCACACTGAAGTGGGAGATTCCTGTAAAGCACTCCTTGCATCAAGGTCAGATGAAAGAGCCTTCTTTGCTACATATTCATCTCTCTCTCCTTTTGTCAAGGAGCTTCTATTATTAAATATCTGTTGGTCTTCCTTATTGTCACTGTTGCCAAATATATTCTTAAATACTGTGTTCCTAAAGAGGTTATCTTTCTGAACATCATCCATTCCTTGAATTTCTCTGGCATACTGCTTCTCCCACTCAGCTCTGTCATTTGCACTGAGACCTCTCAGACCTGAGAAGTAAGACTGATTATACCTCTGTTGTAGAGTCTGCTGTGACTTTTTTGAGGGAAGGGCAGTTATTCCAATTGGACCACCTGCTAATATAGGCATAATTTATAAATATTTTTAAGTTAGTTAATACCAGCATTACTGTCATCATCTGTTACTGTAACAGTAGTTGATGGGTCACTTACCTTAGGAATAATCCAGAAGTGGTCATCTACAGTCTTCTGTGTCTTAACAGCAATCTCTATCTCACTTACATCATAACCAGTGCCTGCTAACCTCCTCTTCACATACTGTTGTTGAACGGGACTTAGCTGGTCAAATTGTATATATTGAACATCTCCTGGAATAACATAATTTTCCTTATCCTCTTTGTCCCCTCTAGAGTTAGGATTAGTGGCTTGTGCATTATCTGCTCTCCAGTGGATATTACCTAACGGCTTCCTATTTGCTTTACCTTTTGCAATTACATCTGCTGTCGGAGTAGGAGTTGTGGACACCCAATTTCCCTCAGACTTACCTTTTACACCAGGCTGCCAGGTTTCAGTCCATTGTACCTTACCATTACTAAAGAATTTGGTCTTACCATCAGCAGAAATATAGTAAGGTTCAGCTCCTGAAGCAATCCTATCTTTCTTCTTAGCATAATCAAATTGGTCTTGTTGCAATCTCAGGTTTGCTTCTTGATTTGCAAGAGACCTTCTCTGTGCAGCATTGATATATTCACCATTCTCAGTAAACTGATAAGTAGGTTTAGCAAGACCTGCATACATACCAGTAGTAACACTACTAAGAACTTGTTGTCTTGCAGCATCTCCCCAGTCAGCTACATTAGCAAGTTCATCATCCATTATCTGTCTAAATCCTTGTAGCTTTGTTCTAAGGGCTTTAGATATGTTTGGATTATCAAGCTGGTCATTTACTACAGCATAAAACATCTCAGGGGTTAGACCATTCTGTTGAGATATTTGATACTTCTGACCTCCAAGGATTGTCTTGAATTCTGGGTCACTGAATAATGATTTACCTAAAGCTTCTGCCTTTGCAGATGTTCTTGCAAGTATATTCTTGCCACTTACATAATCCTCACTTACTGTCCCACCATGTAAGAAATCATCAAGGGAGAAATTATCAACCTTAAATATGGCTGAGTCATCTCTTGCCTTGACATCTCTTCTATATTTTATAGCTTCCTGTCTGGCAGCATCTGCTCTTGCAATGGGAGTGATTTCCTTTGCATATCTTCTCTTAAGACCAAGAAGCTGTCTCCTATTAGCCATTGTCATTCCTCTACTGAAGTCATCAGTGACAGTCTCTAAGTCCTTAGCATATTTACTGAACATTGCATAGGATTTAGGACTATTTTCTTGTGTAGCAATATCTCTGAATGTCTCAGTCTGTTTTGATAGGTCCGCATATTGCTCTTCAACTTCATTATAAGCTTTGGTGTAATCCTCAAGAGGCTTTATAAGCTGCTCATATGTAAAAGGATTAAACCTACTATTTACAACTATATTCATATGTTAGAATGTTAAACCTCTTTTCTTTCTTTTAATCTTACCACCATAAGCTGCTTCCTTTTGGACAGGAGCATAAACTCCATGTTTGCCAGCCCATGTCCTCCACTTTCTATCTACCTTCTCTTTACCAATATCTCCAAAAGAACTGAAGATGTTTGATAGATTATCTGAGATAGCTTGTTCTCTTGCAAGTCTAGCTCTTGCCCTTATATCAGCAGCAGCCATTGTACCCCTTAATGAGAAGTCTCTAGCTCTTGACAGTGCTTCTTGGTTAGCTATATCAGCTTGTAGGAATCCTTGAGAGTTCTGTATATTTGTGCCTCTATTAAACTCTTCAACTTGATTCCTTTGAGCAAGGTTATATTCCTCAGCCTGTCTTGATAAAGCACCAAGCTGATTTAGATAGTTATTATCAGCAGCAAGAATACCTGCCATTGCAGTTGCTCTGTTACCACCTGAGGTATTCATTATATGTCTTCTTGAGGCACCTGCCTCTGCATTCATCTTGTTGATATAGTAGTTTCTGTCAAATGGTCTATAAGTTAGGTAGTTACCGACAGGTCTGTATCTTACAGGTATATAAGCACCCTTACCACTACTTGCCTCAAGTATAGCTGAGGCATCACTATCATCAGGCTTTGTAAATAGTGAGGTGCCGAGGCCTATACTAGAACCTACGATGGGCATATACCTCATCCAGTTGTCATAGTTGGGGTATTCACCTCCATCATCAGTAAGGTCAGGGGCCTCTTCATCAGAAGCTGGTGCTGCTGGTCTTTCCTTATAGAAAACATCTGTATAATCTGTGTCTCCCTCACTACTTGTGCCTGTTCTTACATACTGATATGTTCCAGTTGTTGGGTCATAATCAGGGATAAGTAGGTCTTCCAAAGGAGTACCACTAGCATCTGTTCTTCCTGTAAGATACATTCTCTTACCAGTTTTTCTTGAAATTGGGCTACCTGCAAGGTCTATACCTGCGTGCATACCACCCCAACTCTTATCAGCTGTTCTTGACGAGAAGATGTCTTTAGTAAGACCTTCTAGAGTAAGAGGTACATATCCTTTTCTTTCTTTATTATATTTATTTACAGTCTCAACATATTTAGGTAGCCATTGTTTTACTCTATCACTCTCCCAATTGTCGATAACATAGTTTCTTCTTGCCATGAACGGAGAGTCATCTTTATACATAATATCCCAGTCAATAGAACCATCTGATTTGTAGGGATTAAAAGCCTCTTGTCCAAATGTAAGACCTGGAGTAGAGTTATTATAATTAAGGGTTTGCATCCAGCTACCCCTTTTTTTACCACCTGTTCTGTATAGGTGACCTCCCTTTGCAAACTTTCTCTCTCCTTGCCTTTCCCTTACTTGCTCCTGTACTGCCATCAGCTTAGACATACTGTCTATCATTCCTGCCTTACTTATAGGGTCATTGGGTCTTTCTTTAGATTCCTTGCTCATTTGAATAGCAGCATCTGCAAAGGTTAGAGAGTTTGTTCCTCTTAATTTATATTTTTTTCTCACTTCCTTTGGTACTTTTAATCTTTTACTAAACACATAGTCATTGAAGATAACTTCTCCTTCTTCTACTAGATTAGGAACACCCTCTGAATCCATACCCATTGGTACTCCCTCAAGTGGATTCTTTTCATGAGTTCCACCATTACCTACGAGAGTTATTCCTGTATCAAAGTTAGCTCCATGAGTCATAAGGTCTCCACCAAAGGCATGGTGCCATTTCTTTGCATTCTGAGAAAAGATAGCTCTCTTCCTGGTAATAAAATTCTTACTATGTGTAAGTTCCTCAGTAGTCTTTCCTGTTCTTCTCTTAGTCTCTGTGAACTTGCCTCTGTTCTCAGGCTTAATATGAATCCTTCCACCCTCTGCAAACAGAGGACCTCCAAAGGCTGCATAGTTGGCAAGAAGGTTTTGCATCTGTGTAGTATCTATGTTCTCTGCATTGTGATTGAGGGAGTTCTGCACCCAGGCATTACCTGCTTCTATCTGTCTTCTAAGGTCAGCTGCTTTGTTCTTAGCCTTGTTACTGAACCATCCATCCTTACCTATGAAACTATCACTGAATGTCATACCTACATCAGCATTAGCCCAATTCTGGGATAGAGTGTCAAAGTCTGAAGCATCAGATTGGAAGTTGTTCAGATTGTTGATATTAGATTCTACTTTAGCAATGTTCTCAGTGTTCATCTTTGAACCAAACATTCTGTTTGTAAGACCACCAAGAATCCCTAACCCAGCAGAAGCCACAGTTCCCCAGGGACCTGGAATTGCAGAAGCTATACCACTCAGTCCTTGAAAGACTTTCCCAGCTCCTGACTGAAGACCTCCTCCAATAAGACCTCCTCCTAATTGACCAACAGCTGTACCAACAGCTTTAGTAATACCCTCTCCCAATGTGGACATATTATTGAGACTTCTATTGGTAACTTTCCTACTTTCGTCTGGTTTAAAGAGGAAGTCCCCAAATTTGAAGTAATGGTTCCTAGCTGTAAGGAGTTCATTATATCTTCTTTTAGTTAATTTGTTAGCCATAGCTTATTATTTTAGTACAAAGATAAACAAAGTTATTGGAATACACAATAGCCTAAGAAAAAAATAATAAGGGTATAAGAAAAATCTTATACCCTTATTATCTTAAATTGTATATTTGGTTGAAATATCATGTAAAACAAACTGGAAGTGATTATCCTCTAATTTACTTGATAAATTAAAACCTAAACTTATAGCAGTCCAAGGATTCCTAATTCTTTCTCTATGTTGCCTAGGAATCTGTCCTCTCCATATTCTAAATTTCTTTCTAAGTGATGTGTCATTAACAATTCTTCTTGATTGATTAAAGCTTTTTATACCAGAATCTTGATATTCATTAGTAGCTTTTATCCAATCAAATGACCTATTATGTATAGGGTTTCCTTTATCATCATAAATATCAGCTCTATATTCTATAGTATCAAATACTTTAGTGTATGTAGGATTCTCATTACATATATATGTAAAACTTGGTAACTTTATTTCATTATAGAAACTATTATATGGACCTTTGAAATTCTCCCATAAACTAACTTTATTTAATGCTTCATCACATTTAAATGATAAGAAATCATTATCCATTGGAAACATAATTACATCTACATAACTCATTAAAGATGTAAATTGACCAAGCTGTTCTGAATAACATAGAGACTCATTGTTTTTTGGACTTAAGTATAAGTCTTTGTTCTTAGTATCATAACTTAATCTTATAAAAGAATCATCAGTAGGATGGTTTTCTCTTAACCAATATTTTACACCTAATTGTGTACTAATATCTTGTAGTTGACTATTATACAAATATAAAGTATCTGTAGTATTGTCAATAAAATAAAGGCCTATTGGTGATTTAGCTATAGACCATTTACTTTGACATCCTATATTTGTGCTTATTGGTCTAGCTCCATCAACTTTATAACTATTGCTAATTTCTACAGGAACCCCATCTGATGTAGGAATCTGTACTCTACTATTAAATAAAATTTGGTTTACAGACTTTTCTTGAAATGCAATTAACAAATCATTAAAAACTTCAATAGAAGTGACAGCTCCTGCACTTCCACTAAGGTCTAGTGAATTGGCTAAGGTGATATTAGACCATATATCTACATCATCTAAATATGATTTTTCCATAGACCATAATATTTGTGTAGGATATTTGACATTTCTATAATATTTCTTATCTAATATTCTATAATTAAAGAAATTATCTCTCTGTGAATATATTGAATTAATAAGATTGAAGTTTTGTGGAGACATGTTTAAGTTACTTATTTGACCCCTATTTCTATCATATCTACCATCTAAATTAACTCTAGATTCACACATAAAGGAAGCTATCTCAATTACACTATTCTCATCTTCTGTTGTAAAAGAATAAGTCTTTAAACAATCATATCTTTGATAATAAGTATCTCCATATATAAAATCTATAGGTTCATTTAAATCAACAGGTTTTCCTGCTGGAATCCATAAATTGCTTCTTAAAGCCTCATCAGATTTTCCTCCAAATATATTAGCAGGTTCAGCTTTTCTTCTTAACTCTGCTAAAAAGAGGCAAACATAAGATTTATCATCAGGAGCCTTTATAGTATCCTGTTTTACAGAATACACTAATCCAGCTTCAATTTTTGCAAGAACATTTGCCTGTCCATTATTTTGTACTCTCCAATAGGTTGCTGTGCTTATACTTTCATATGCAGCGTTTAAATTATTTAAACTTACTTTTATCCAAGGAGAACTATCATCTGCAGTTCTTTGATATAAATCAGCGAAATTAGGCTCAGATGGTCTACTAGAACAAGTACATATAGCATATGTACCAACAGCATAGTTACTATACTTCTCCTTCAAGTATTTTAGTATAGTTTCTTCAATATAATCAGCCTCTCCAGCTAGAGCTGGCCGATATTCTATCTCTGCTTTTCCTACAACTTCAGGAGTATCATCCTTTTTATTTGACCAAAAAGGAACAGTATTAATATTTGTATGCTTATTTATAAATGTATTTGTACCAGAATTAGAAAAATTTATATTAGGCAGTATTACTGGAGAAGCATTATCTAAATAATCAAAAGCAAATACAGCGTGGTCAGTAGATTTATATTTCATTCTTACTGGGTCTGTAGTAGTTTGCAATTGTTTATGATAATCTCCAGAAAATGTATAATTTGCTTTTATATTCTGTAACGGATATTTAGTAAATGAATTAGCTACAACACCAGAACCATTTAAATCAACCCCTGTGTTTGGAGATACATAAAATGTATACTCATTATCTGTTGTAATTAAAGTGTCTACATTACCATAATAATTAAGAACCTTTATACCTGAGTTTTTAGGTATTGGAATTTTAATAAGAGATATTTCATTACTACTAAAAATAGATATTGGTGTAATACCAGTAGTATTATCTTTCTTCTTAGAACTCCACACATCATTTAACCAAATATTATCAGGAGAAAATCTAATATTAGATATTACTTTTCTTTTTAATACAGAAGTTCTAGTACCTTTATTACTTGGTCTAACTATATCATTATTTAATGACCCAGACCTATGCCAAGGATATACAAGCCAATTTAATTCCCAATTTTTTTCAGTTTCATTATAACCGCCAAATGACTCAGCATTTTTAGAATCATCAATTAAATGACTTTTATAAAACATACCTGCTACCATACCTTTATTTTCATAATCTGTAGTAAGAAATGTTTTATGAAAAAAACCAACATCGTTGGGAGCTGGAACACTTGAAGAGGTTTGAATACTTATATCACCAGCATTGGATTTAAAGTTTGTTAAACCTACAATATTAAGCTCAAACTCACCATTTTCCAGAGCTTGTTTAGTACTATCGTCAAACTCTATGTCTGGTGAGTGCATAGTTACAATAGATTGGTCTATAAAGAATGTGTTATTGTTTGTGTCCCTATCTTTTTTAGCATCATAGTTAGCTTTCGCAAATGTAGTGGAAGTCATATTTTGTATTTCTGCTCCTCTATCACTTCCTGTTTTTAATGATTCTAGATGTGCAAAAGAAACTGTTGCTCCTTTTCCTATATCTTTAGTATTGTCAATTACTTCAGACATTGGTCTAAAGAACCAAGAAGATTGAGCAAATGGAGTATTGGACACTCTATCTTTTACACTGAATACAGTAGGACATAGTATACCTTGAGCAATAACCATTCTATCATAGACAGTAGGAAGAACTACTAAAGGTCTAGCTTTTTTATAATCAAGACTCTCTAATAATTTTATAGTTTCACTATCAATAGTAACCTTAATACTGGGTAATGTCAATACATCATTTTCTATTTTTGGTTTCTTTGTTCTAGGAATAGTATAGTCTTTTATAAAACAAGGTTCTGACCATTTTCCACTTTTATGTTGGAACTGAACGCCTAATCTATAAATATCACCTATTTTAAATGTAGATGTATTACCTACAGATAGTTGATTATTATGTGTATATATTGAGTTTGAATCATCAATATTTTTTAATGTTATGTCTCTAGAAGATGCACTTATTGTAATTTTATTATTCTTTTCCTTAAATCTAAGATTATCTTTAATCTCATCTGAAATAGCTTGTCTTTTAAGTTCTATATTACCTAGAAATAAAGTATTATCTTTTTCAGCAATAGTTCCAGCTATAATAGACTCTCCTCCAATATAAAGCATTTTTGTTGGGTCTATATTACTACCTGTTAGTCCCGTATCAATATATACTATTTCAGTAGAATCGTTAGTAATTTCTACATCAGTAACTGTCTTAACAGTAGGTGTAGCATCAATAGATGTTCTATGTATAGAATAGATTCTAAGATATTGAAATCTAGTTTCTGGGTTTTTAATAGAAATATGAAAAGTATTATTGACTACATCTTCTGGACTACCTCCTCTAGTTATAAAAGAAGTACTAAATAATTCAGTAGTATAGAACAAATTAGTTTCTTGTCCATATTTATTATAGTAAGAGAATGCGTATTGTATAGTACCTGGTGGAAATACTCCACCACCCTCTTCTCTAGTAACTGTTACTTCTTCATTAAGGCTTAGCTCTTGTACAAAGTCAAAGCATCCTTGTGGATATAATTTAGCTTTTTCAGTACTTGTTAATTCGGAAATGTCTTTATCATACATTAATTTATCAGCTACTACATTAATAACTCTTGGTTGATTAATGCCATCTACCCAATAAACTTTTTGTACTAAGTCACCTTCATATATTCCTAAAGTTTGAAGGGGATTTTCACAATTCATTTTTAAATCTCCTTCATATATTTGTACACTTTTCCAAGTGTCATTTACTTTAGAAATTCTATAAATATAATTAGTTTTAACTGCTCTTTTATATTCAGTGAAAACAATTATATATTCCCCTATAATACAATGCCCAACATATAAACCTTTAATATCAACAGTATCAATAGGTTCTGTACCTCTTTCATTAGTCATTGATAATAAAGTATTATCATCCCTGGCTGTAAATCTTATATTATGGGCATCCCAAAGAAATTTAGCATCTTGTCTTATCTGATGATTATCTCTTCTTAGCCCTTGAAATACATGGTTATCTTGCTGCATAATTATTGAAGCTTTATTTTCTCTTGGGTACCATTGTTCTTAAATCCCTGACTATGCTCAGTAGTTCTTTGTATCAAGGTATTCCAAGAGTTGGTGAAAGATTGTAACTGGTCAATAGAAGGTCTTACAAGGTCTGACTGAGCCTGTCCTACTGCCCAAGCATATTGCTGTTCTGCATGTTGTAGAACCTGTTGTGTAATCTTGCCAAGTTCAAACTGCACAGTGAAATACTTTACCTTTATGAAGAGTTCAAGAGCTTCTTCAAAAGAACCATTCTCAGGTATGAGGGGGAAGCCCTCCTCATCAGTATTGAATGCCCTATATGCTACTTCAATAGTTCCCTCTTTCATAGAAGTAAAAATGCAACTACCTTGTAATTTATATGTAAGGTCATTATCCTTTGTCTTATTAGGACTCATATGGAATGAGTCAGTGGAGTATCTGAATACTTCATGAAACACCCCATCACAGTTGTGTCCTACTGCTCTCACCTGTATCATCTCATAGAAGTCACAAGGCAGTTTACCTCTATAGTTCTCTATCTCAATCTCCTCTGTCTTCTCAAGAAAGATTGATGGCATACCTACCTTCTGTATGAACCTGACAGCATAATTGACTACCCTTTCCAAAGAGAGGTCCTGTAGGAGGGGATTGTCCATTAGGTTATCGAGAACTTGTCTTATACTTATATACTTTGTCATATCTTAAAAGCATCAAAATTACCACTTTTAATTCTTTGCTTTAGCCTTTTCTTAAGGTCTCTATTCACCATAAATTCATAGAACGATTTATTCTTGTAGTTAGCCGCTGTCCTGTTATAAAAGATAGAAAATATCTCTTTTTCCTCCATTTTAATGAGTGTTCTTTCCTTATAGGCTTCCTCATCTTCTGACCATAATTTAAGTGTTCTGTCCCAATCTACAGGTAGGTTAGTCTTTACCTTACCATTCTCAATTGAGATTCTTGCATCATATTTTCTCACCTCTATGACACCCATCCTACATGGTAACTCTATATCATGACCATGTATAAGTGCATCAGCAAGAAGGTTATTCATTCTTCTTATTATGGAGTAGAACTGATGTTCTGTGACAGGCTGTCCTATATCAAACCATTTGTTCTTTCTGATATACTTATATATATCATATACTCCATATGAATTGTTTACCTTATGGACTCTTGGTCCATTAATCTTGAGTACTTGTTTTCTGAACTCATCCATTAGTCTTCAATCTGCTTTTGAAAGTTTGACTTCATGTTTTTCCTCATAAAGGCAACAAGGTCAGACAGGTCATCATTTGCATCATTTGTTGAGTCTTTCGGACGATATACTGCACCAGATAGATATTTGACTGTGAGTTCAATCACTGTAGAGGCAAGTCCTTCTTCAAGAGGGAAATCCCTGTCCAGTACATCACATAATTTAGTATCAGAATCACACTCCAACTCTGCTGCTTTTTCAGGGTCTTCAAAGATGCCTGTCATCCTTACCTTTTCAAGATAAAGGAACTGAGGATTACTTGACTTGAAGTATAGGTAATCATCAGGCCCTTTTGACGCATAGATAATGTTCTTAAGCCATCTGTTCTCACCTACATATCTCATCCTTTCTCTACTAACATAAGTAATATGAGTTCCTTGGTAGAAGTCTACAGGGTAAATAGTGTTGGTTCCTATAGACATGGTTGAAGGAATTTTCTGTTCACTTCTTAGATAAGTTCCTCCTTCACAAGGCTCTCCTGCAATAGCTGGTACCTGTATAAGGTCTAAGCATAATGTCTGATAGTTACTTTGAGGTATCTCCTTTCTTACATCAGAATATCTTTGCTTAAGTACTAAAGCTCTTATCTTTGATATAAGGAAGAGAACATGTTCCAAGGTCATGTATGAATCATCTGATGCTACCTTAAGAGAATCAAGGCACATATATATAATCTCTCTGTATGTCATATCCTTATAAAATTAAAATGCTGTTGCAAAGGTAAGAATAATTCTTGACTTTCACAACAGCATAATAATTTTTATTTTTTACTGTAAACAAGTTCCTTTACAAGAGCTATAAGGAATAAGACAGCCTCCTTGTAAACATGAGAGAGCCTTCTCTATAATAAAGTTCTGTTCAGATGTAAGGGAGTTCTCTTCCTTCAGCTTTGTAATATAAGTCAGTACTAGAACAGAGAATGTATCATTGTCAGGAATATAACCTACTTGAGACAGTCTCTTAAAGTACCTGTTAAGAGTGTCATAAAGTCTGTTATTTTCCATTGCATCCACATCCTTTTATAGTAGTCCCTTTTATCCTTGTAAGCATCTTCCAATATTTGATAGCCATACTATAGTTACAGGTAGCTATAACTATGTCAAGAGCATATCTCTTAAGTATAAAATCTACAAAGCCTCTTGGTATTTCACAGGTATCCCCCAGTTCCTTAAGGTATCCAAGTCCTTTATCAAGTAGAACATTTCTGTCATAGACAGCAGCCATATCAATTACATCAGCTCCACAAGGAGTGTCAGGGGGAAGTTCAGCATGCACCTGTGGAGTAATAATAAGAAGCTCCTTCTTGACATCAGAAATAGGGATTTCAGCCTTGTATCTTGTTACATTATCTTCATCCTGAATAAAATATGGAGTATCAGTTCCATAGGTAAGTGGAGTATCAACTCTCACACCTTCTATGCTGATACTGCTATAGTATGGCTTGTCCTCAACCTCAAAGTCTATTATAAGATTGTTGCCTTCTATCTTTAGTGTATTGTACTTTATCATGGGAGTATAATAAAAAAAAGGGAGGCTTGTGACCTCCCTTATGATTAGTCTAGTACCGTAATACCTATCCCAGAGGCAGCTGTAAACTGACCAATGAGCTTGTATAAATCTGTCTTGTTCTCACATACAATAGTGATGTCCTTCTCTGACTTTTGTGGTCCTTCATTAGGACCTACATAAGCATAGTGGATTTCAAGAATATTGTATGCAGTGTCAGGGTTAACAAGATACTTGGTTTGGATGCTGTTAGGCCATCCAACATTTCTGTATTGGTCACCTCTTTCACCCATGCAGAAATACTCAAGGTCTGCTATCTTTCTACCATTGTTTCTTACAATGTCACTCTTATCATAAGTGACGGTGCCCCACTTAACTTCATCTCCATCAGAGATAACAGTAGTAGGAGTAACTGTGAAATTAACATGAGTCTGTTCCTTGATACCGAGAGTCCACTCTTGCTCTACTTCAGTGATAGTTATGCCATCAACATACTCTTCAGGAACAGTGATAGCTGCACCAGTAGTGTCTATAAGAGACTCAGTGCCATCAGCAGTAGTTTTGACTCTTCCTACAACCTTGTCAGCAATAGTAAACTCAAGCATTTTGTTTAGCTCTCTGCTGAAGTTCTTATAGAGAGAGGCTGCAAGCTTAGTGTAAAACTCAGAAGGCTTCATACCCTTCATAGCATGAACAGCACCATACTTGAAGTATGGTTCTTCATCTGACATTCCTACATAAGGGTTGATACAGATTCTAAGGATGTAATCCTGTCCTCCAATAAGCTCACCTCCATTTACATTCGAATCAAGTTTAACTACAGCTTTCTTAAGTGCATACTTCTGAGTATCAGCCTCTGCACTTACAGCCTTTACATGGAGGATATTATCTTTATTGATAAGGTCACTCCTCATAAGGTTGTCAGCTCCCTTGTATTGGAAGTACAGATTCCTACTTTTCTTACTTCCATCAGCCTTGAGAGCAATGGTACCAGCAGTATCTGACTCACTCACTTTACCATCTGTCTTCTCTGCAGTACCTTGTACTGCTGTGACTACATAAAGTTGTCTTACTTGGTTAGTTGAAAATACCATAAATTTATTTTATTAAGTTTTTATTCACCTGCATTGGCTCTACTCTTCAAGGCAAGGCTAACTGCCATTTCTAGTATCACTCTATGTATTGCAGGATTTAATTTACATTTAGTTGCTTCTCTCACCTCATTAATAGTAATACCCTCGGGTAAATCAATTAGGATGATAGGGTCAGGCTTAGAAAGGTATCTAATCCAATACTTGTCTATATTGTAGACTGAGATAAGCTCAACAGTGTTTTCCTCTGCATCAAGCCTTAATACCCTCCTCTTGTTGGGCATTCTAAATGGGTTTCTATTGGTTTTGTAGAGTTCATCCTGAGAAACAGGAACTACTTCCATAATAGAATCTTTGGCACAGCCCAGCCTTTTATCTTTTGATTCAACAGCCTCATAGGTTATAAACCAAATGTCTTTAGGGAGTTTAAAGAGATATGAATTACTTGTAAGTACCTTTCCTACTACTTGTTCACTAGTGGAGTAGGTCTTCACAAGACTATCCAAATATCTTCTCAGTTCTTCTGTCTTTTCAAATGAATCCCCTGTAAGGGTTCCCTTATAGAGAGATATTACTACACTCTCTTGTGCCTTTGTGAGGAATACAGATTTCTCATATTCATCAAACCCAAGTGGAGTAAGTAGTGGTAGAGAGGCAGAGTTGCTGTTAACTAAAGTATCAAACTCATTTGAGAACTCTTCATTTGTCATAATTATTTACTTTGAGTTACAATACCCATATTGGTTTGTGAGCTCTGACCAAGAGCAAGCTGCGAAGCAAGGTCACCAGTATATGCTGCTTTTGCAAGTTCAACCGCCCTCTGTAGAATCTCAGGGTGAAGAATTGGGTCAAGCTCACAAGTAATTCCTTGTACAGCCTCACTTACATTAGCTGTTGGATTACCTTCCCCATCAGCTCCCACATAACCATCAAGAGATGTACCATCAGATAAGACATCAAGGATGATAGCTCTAGGTTTCTTCACATACCTTATTACATACTTTGTTATAGTATCTATAGGTCCTACAATAAGCTCTGCTTTCTTGATTCCATCACTATTATCAAGTAGTCTCCATGCTTGGTTCTTGATGGGTCTCTTGAATGGCTTACTCATAAGTCTTGAGTATTCCATATAGTTTATTGGAACTACTGTAAGCCTGACAGTTTTATCATTTCTTGTAACTTCAACATATTCATTGACAAACATTAAAATGTCAGGGTTAAGAGCAACTGCTTTAGTATTGTCCCTAAGGTCAAAGAAAGAAGTAGTAAATATGTCTGATGCCCCTCTGGAGGACTCATAGATATGACTCCTCATAATCATAGAGAAGTCAATCTGCCTCTTCTCATTACCATCAAAGCCCTCCTGCGTTTTATTTGTCTTTGGATTGAAGTAAGCTTTGATGATTTCATCTTGAGCCTTTGTTAAAAACACAGACTTTTCATACTCATCAAGACCTGGAGCCTGATTACTTGTGATATTATTATAGAGCACATCAAACTCATTACTAAACTCTAAATTAGTCATAATGTTCTTTTTTACTCTATAAGTATAGAGCAGGTTATTTTAATTTAGCCTCCAAGCTAAACTTTACTTCCTGATGTTTAGGGTTGTTAAGATACTTAGCTGCTATGTTGAGTGTAGGTTCTTCATTAGCCTCACACAGTGGAGTATTATCACTTCTCAGATATAGATAGTTTCCTCTGTTAGAGATAAGACCTGCTTCAATGGACTTCTTGATAAGAACCTTTGTAGGAAGCATTGGGTCACTGATAACTCTAAGGAAGATTTTACTATCTGCCTGAATAAGGTCATTAGCCTTAGTCTGTAAGAACTCAAGTTTAGATGTAGATGCAAGAGGTCTTCCGTCGATAGTTTCAATAACTACTCTTAAAGTATCTGCATCTTCTTCTATCTTGCCAAACTCCTTATAGCACTTCATCGTGGTACTCATATTAACCTTGGCACTCTTTGTTTCATCTCCCTCAGAAATGATTACAAACTGATAACTTGCCTTAGGAGCATCCTGCAATGCTTCAAGTGATGGGGCAATATAGTTCTTGTTGGCTAGAAGAATCTTATATCTTATATAATCTTCAGGGTCTGATAGATTGAGGTAATTATCCTGTTTGGTAAGCCTTACTCTTGAAATACCTTTATCATTTGTATCATCCCAGAAGTTATCTGTTTTTCTGTAGATAGAAAGGGCATTTACCTCAAGTCTCATGATGTGCTCAAGGAAAGCCTTCTCATCATCTGTCAGTACATTTACATACATACCTGAGCTTAATCTAGGTACTGTAAATATCTTGGTAGCATTTTCAGCCATACCTCCATAGAGGATATGCTTAGGATTAGTAATCATACCACCAAGCTTGGGTATATGTCTTACAATTATTCTTTCATTTCTAAGACAGTTAATCAGCTGTCTTGGTGCCCTTCTCATAGGCTGTTCCTCAACTACAGGTGCAGCCGCAGGCACTTCCTTTAGAGGTAGTTCATCAGATAAATCAATCTGAGCTACATTTATTTCTTCCATATTTTTCTTTGCCATATCTTCTCCTTAAAAAGTTAAAGAAAGGGGAAGAGAGAATTGCTCTCTCCCCCTTATTTTGATTTTTAGCCCTGTAGAATAGCAGGGATAAGTGACATTGTTCTAGTTGGGTCAAGAACACAGACACCAAGAGTAGCCATTCTATGGAAGGTAGCTGAATCTTCATCATATGACATGAATTGATTACCAAGCTGACCTGTAAATGGGTTTCTCACATTTTAATGTTACTAATACATCGTTTCCATGTATTATCTCTATCTTTCAATAGAGTTCAGACTATATCTTCATCAGTATAAACTGAGCAAGGCATTTCGGTTTCACTTGAAACCTACTCCCAAATGGGATAGTCGTTGAACCTTCAATTATATATTGAATTATAATTGCTTGGCTGCTGATTATCCAATCTTTCACATTGTTTCTTTTTATGAATTATGTTCTTGAGGGACTGATATTCTATATTAAAGAGTTTAGCTATTTGATTTACTGTATATAACTCTCTAAGTTTATCTATTTGACTAATTTGAAAATCAGTAAGTAATGTGTTTTTAGAAACATTCTTACATATTTTCCTATTTCCGAACTTGAAAGAGTGAAGGACATTTTCTCTAGCTGTGACCCATTCCAGATTTTCAACTGTATTATTAGTTCTATTGCCGTCAATGTGATTTACAGCCTCCTTTTTGTAAGGATTAGGTATAAAGGCTTTAGCAACTAATCTGTGAACAGGTTGAGAAGTCCAAGTTCCATCTAATTTCTGAACTGAACATCTACAATATCCATCTCTGTCTTTTGGAAATTCTGTCAATATTCTCTCTTTTCTTCTCTTATTAGCAGCTTTTTTAATTCTACCAATTGAGCTAACTTCTATACCTTTATATTCTAATAAAGGTTTCCATAATTCTTTAACTTCCATATTTAAATGTTTGAAGTTTAAAAAGCAGTGAAAGCTCTAAGGAACTTCCAGCAATTAACCTTGTTTTTATTTATCCACCTCTTCTGTTTCTAGGCCGTGGATTGGGAACTGAGAAATGTGTAAAGGCTTACGCCGCTAATCCCCATTGATAGCCTCTGAACTCCTCTTGTCCCTTAATCTTACACTTGAAGATGTTGGGTTGGTCCATAGTACCAATGTACATGATGTCATATCTATAAGAGAAGGCAGGACCACCATCAGGGTGCTGTACCTTGTTTCTTATTGGGTCATCATAGTATGGGTCAACATCAAGTTTTACTCTTACACCATTCGGTGCTCTATACTCTACAAACTGGAAGCCAGCTGCAAGAGCATTAGTGTGTAGATTGCTCTGAGTCTTTTCAACAATGTTAAGTGCATCACCGTTCAGTGTGAACTGAGTCCATCCACTTACAGTCTGAAGTACAGCCTTGTGGAATTGGATAGCACCTCTGTCACCTGTCTTGATGACAAAGTATCTGTCACCAAAATCAAGCTTGGATGCAGATAGTTCATACAGGGCATCTTCAAGAAGTTTCAAGCTGAATCTATTGTAGTACTGAGTATTTGCTACTTCCATCTGTTCAAACAGACCAGCACCCATCTTGATAACTTCACCTGACTTACCGAAGTTCATGTATTCACCATTGTTATTTCTGTTGCTTCTACCAAAAGCAAGGATGTTGTTCTTGTATTCAGAGAATGTTTGCTCAACTTCCCAGTCAACATAGTGCATCCACATGTTAACTACAGACTTAGTATAACCTGTAGGAGTTTCCTTCGTTACAGGGATACCACAGGCAAGCTTCTTGTTAAGCATATTACCAGGTACCTTGTGTTGGATTCTGATAGTAGACCATTCATTTCTCATTGATACAGGAGAAGTGAATCTAACATCACCAACTTTCCTCGAAAGTGCCCTTTCAACAGGAGCATATTCATAACTGAATCTCTCTCCTGGAAGCAGTCTTTCAGCAGGAATACCCTGAGTGATACCACCCATGAGTTCTACCTTGTAAACTGCATTAGTACCTTCCATTCTTGGATTACCAAGAATCCTCATGGGGTATACTTCATTCAGATTACCTACAATAACTTCGCCATCAGCAAACCAGTCTTCAGGGAAGACAAGCTCAAACATAGCTGTGCCAACACCTACATTAGCTACAGTTTCTGCGGTCACTACATTACCATTCTCATCCCTTGCCTGAAGTAGAGGAATATTCCTTCTGGTAGAGCCAATTACATCCCAGTAATATTCTGAGTCATCTTCAAACTCTTTTGTAGGGAACTGACTTAGGAAGGTATCAAGGGTCTTTCCCCTATACCAAGCTAGCAGCTGTACCATTAGGTTAGTAGCCTTCTGTGGAGCAAGCTGGAAGATTTGACCAAGGTGGTTGTCCTTAGTCAGACCTTTCCAGTGAGAAAAGCCAATCATTTGGAACTTATTCAGTTTTCCAGCCATAAAATAAATTGATTATTGGTTATATTTTGTTTAAGCATCAATGGTCCAGCCTTTACCTATAAAGGATTCTGAATCAACTCCACTTGCATAGTTAAGATTACCATCTGAGGTTCTAGCAGTATTGTTTAGAGTATTTTCCAGTTCTCTGAACCCTTTTTTTACTTCTTTTCTTACTTTACCTTTTACAAGACCATCAAGTGTTTTGAAGCCATCTGTGAGTGTGAATATAAGACCAAGGTTCTTGAGAAACTCTGTCCTATGTTCAATCTCATATCTCTGAATAGCAGTGAGCATTTCCCCAGTATCAGGGTCTTTATAGACAGGCTTGGCAATGTTGTCATAGATTCTTTGCCTTGTTGCCTTGTCAACCTCTATCTCACCAAAGACTTTCTTGTCAGTGAGGATTGAGTTCTTGAGCTGAGTGGCCAGCTCCTTTCTCTTTGCTACTTCTGCTTCTTCTTCTTTCTTGGCATCTTCAACTACTTCATCATACTTGGACTTGAAGTATTCCTTATTGCTTTTCAAAGCCTCTTTTGCATCATCTACATCAGTGCCTCCATTAAGAGATTTCTGAACTTCTCTTGAGGCTCTTTCTTTGCTGTAACCTCTGTTGATGAAGTCTTGATATATAAGTTGTTTCCTCAGCTTCTCTCCCTCATCAGTCTCAGCTGTAATAGTATCATCAGTAAGACTGTCAAGATAGTTGAGGGCACCTTCGTACTGTCTTATAGTATCAGGTTCCACTCCTGCATTGAGAGCCTCATCAACTCTCTTCTGCTTCTCATCAAGACTAGCCTTAATCTGCTCATCTACTAGTTTCCTAAGGTCTTCAGGGGTTTCTACTTTGGAAATAGTGTCTTCATCAAGGTCTGGGAAGATACCCTCCTCTGCAAAGGCTTTGGCAATGGAAGAGTAAAATTTGGGAGAAGTACTGCCTTTGTCAGGGCTAGTATCTTCCTTTTCCTCTACATCTTCACTACCTACGCTCTCTGGTTCTGTAAATAAAGAGTTTACATTAACCTCAGTAGTTTCTTTTTCTTTCTTTTCTTTGCCCTCTTCGGGCTTATCTTCTTTTTCTTTATCTGCATCTTCAGGTGCAGATTCCTGTGTTTCCTCATCTACAAACAAGTTCTCTATTTCAGAACCTGTGAGGATGTTGTCTAGTGATAGTTCTTCCATATAACTTCTCATTATTAAACTTCACTGCAAAGGTAGAAAAAGTTTTAATACTGCACAACAGACTAAATGAAATATTAATAGAATGTAAATAAAAATGTAAAAATAAAGGGAGACATAATATCTCCCTTTATATTTATAGCTCAGCTATGTTGTACAATGCCTCATTGAGTATTTGCATAGCTGTCTCACCACTAAGTATTGCAGCTTCCTCAGAGTAAGGATTAATGTCAAGAGCCTCACATATGTGCATTTCAAGATGGTTCTTTTCATGCTCAAAGGTGTTAACAAATTCTCCTATACTCGAAGCCTTGTGTATGACTATAAGTGAGAACTTCTTGTAGAAGCTTGAGTAAATGAAACCTGTATCCAGTTCTGAGTTCATCAAGTTCCTTTCCAGTTTCTCAAAGGTTTCTTTGTCAGGCTGAAGCTCTTTAAGTTCAGTGACTATCTCAGTCTTCTGCTTCTCATCTACAGTATAGTATATAACCACATTCCAGTCATACTTCCTTATCTTGAACTGCTGCCTGAGACCCATAGTTATCTATACTTTTCTTTGAGTTTTTCAATCTTTTCCTCAAAGCCTTCTCTATAGTTTTTTTCTATAGCCGCCTCTTTCATCGAAGCCTGCTTCTCTCATAGCCTTTCTATAGCCATGTTCACAACCTTCTTTGAAAGCCTTTTCAAGCATATAGTCCTCATCTTCCCTTCTTATACCTCTACCTCTTTCTTCGTAGTCTTCAGTTATTTGAAAAATCTTTCCCATATCCTATGATTTAGTTGTGTCCTCCTTAGACTTAAGTTGAGCCATCAGTTCTTTCATACCACTCATCATCTCTGACATTTGAGACTTAAGCATATCTATCTCTTGCTTCTGTTGCTTTTGTTCAGCAAACTCTGGGTTTAGTCTTTGTAGTAATACTTCGCAATCTTGAACTATTTTCTTATGATAATCAACGCTATTAAGAATGCCAAGACTTTTCTGTCTGAGGGAATCCACCTCTGAGTTCATAGCTTCTCTTGATGTAGTTATGACCAAAGCACCATTGGCAGTTCCTTGGTCTGCAACATCAAGGTTTGCAGGGAGTTTCTGCAATGTAATATCATTGCCATTTATCCTCACTACAACATCTACTACGAGTTCCTGAGGATTCATAAAGTTAGCTACTGGGAATCTAGGTTGAGGCTGAGAGACACTCAGTACCTGACCCACTTCAATATATGGGGTAGATTCTTTGTGAAGTATGTATAATTGACTGTTAGTTCTTAAGTTGGAAAACATATTGTTAATAGTTTAGTTGGTTAATTTATGCCGCTGGTGTTATAGCAAGAGTCAGTGAGTCATTTATTGTATATGAGAAAGCACATCCACAATTTATATTAGACCCGAACTGGTCTCTTCCCACATTGGTAAGTGTTACTGCTGTAGGTAGAGCAGTCTGACCTTGGAATGCAACTACAAAGTTTTCAGTAAACAATTGAGTATGAGCATTACATCCACACTGACTATTCTGAGTTACAACTGTTATCACTGCCTTAACAGGGATAAAGACAGTTGTCTCAACCAACCTTGGGGTACCTGTAGTATAAACTACAGATACCTGAGATTGTATAGTTGAATCTACACAGAACAGGCGGCATAGCTTTTCCTTGTAAGTAGCCATGAAGGCTAGTGTATTAGCTACTGGAGCAGCAAACCCTCTTTCAACAGAGCTATTTACAAAGTTGATAGAGTTCTGAAGAGTATTGGTCTGGTTCAGAGTGGAGATTTGGTTCTCATAATTAGTTCTTGTAATAGAATCTTGGATGTTGCAGCAGCATTGAGCTAGTTGGTTACCAAGCTGACAGTTACCTTGCTGAATGGAGTTGATGATTTGCTGACCTGTCATACCTACTTGGTTAGCTATAGACTGTATAGAAGACTGTACCTGACCAATAGCAGTCTGGAGAGCATTTACATCACAGTTAAGAGTGGTAGCAAGTTGTGATAGAGCAGTACCATTACCATTGATAGCTTGAAGTAGAACTTCTCTACCAAAGTCATTGTTAAGCTGATTAGGGATACCATCAGCCATACCATTTCTACCAAACATATTACCATTTCCACCCCATAGCCAGAACATGATGATTACCCAAATCCACCACATTCCACCTCCACCCCAGGCATCCTGGTTCTTTGAGGCATTCTGTATAAGAGCCATAAGGTTGGGGTCTACACCTCTGTTACCCATTAGACTTGCAATGAGTGCAGTAGAGTCAAACCCACCTTTGTCGGCAGTGTCAAAAACATAAGTTTTTTCCATGATTGTTAGATTATTTGATTGGTTAACTTGTTATATGTTGTAAGCTTACATGTGCTAAGTTAAATCAAATAATCTAATAGTCCTAACAATACTAATAAGCAAAAAGAAACACCCTCAAAGTATTAACTTAGAGGGTGTTACATTATTATATGTTTAGCATTGAGTTGCATATTTAGATTTACATTCCTTTATAAAGGCATCTAGGTCTTTCTTGGTCCAGCTTAATTCTTTAAAATCAGCAGTATGTTGACCTCTTGGTAGTTTACCTGCTCTTACATAGTTATCAAAAGTAGCTCTACTTACATTTAAATATCTATAAGCTTCACACTTACTTAATATTTTCTCTTTATTAGTTAACTCTTTAAGATAGCTTATAGCTTGTAAAGCTTCATCTTCTGTTAGATTTGAATTACCTGCATCTATATTATCTACCATCTTTAGAAGTAATTCTCTTATGACTTTTAACATATAAATATAATACTATAAATAGGGTTAAACACATTATTACATTATATAACATCATCAGACTAAAGTCAGACATAGGTATACCAACATAGTAATCAATGATGTTAAGTGTATCTGTAATAAGTATGTAGTACAGAAACGTTCTATGATAAGAACAAAACTTAAAGACTATAGATGCTAGATATACAAATATTCATGTAAACAAAGACATCCCAGCGAGATTACTCAGCACTGGGATGTCAATATCTACATATGCAAGTGCTGTGTTTATCATATAGCACAATGCAATCAGCATCGGAATAATCTTTAAAGAAATTAAAAGTGCCTTATATAGGACTTTACTTCTTAAGACATCCTCCTTTACCATATCTTTTCTTTTTCAGTCCAGCCTTTGGGGACATAGGTTTAGCTCTTCTTGCCATAGGATTTACTTTTTAAGTCTACCACCGCAAGCCATCTTTCTCTTTTTGCCTTTTTTACATGCCATAGTACTTAATGTTTATTTGGTTATTATTCTGTTACTTCTGAAGTCTTTAGTTCTTCAGACTCAGAAGGTTCATCTGGTTTCAGATAATCTACTGATACAAGATAAGGTTCCCATACCTTAGTAGTGTGGTTATATCTATGTATAGCCCTAATATCACCAGTTGATTCATCCTTGTCTACCCATAATATCTTAGTATCTGTAGGGGGATAAGGTGATTCATATAGGTTATTCAGATTTAGCTTCTTCAGGTTTAAACATTTCTAAATTTGAAAATTCTCTCCTTCTAATCTGACAAGAAAGGTCAGTACAGATAGAACTCATAAGACTAAATAATTGAGTTCTTAATTCTCTAACTTCCTCTTCCAATTCTTCATTTCTCTTTAGAACCTCTTCCAGCCTTGTCCTGTTATCATCAGACAACTTCTTATAAAAGTCAAGAGATTCTTGCATGTTTTGTATCAGATTATTGTCTACTTCGCTGTTGTACTTCTTTCTGGCAAATATCCAAGAAGCCCAAGCACTAACTACAGTAGTAAGTAACCCTATACCTCCAGTAAGAAGTGTTTCCGTTTCAATCATTTCTAAGTATTGGTCTTTAATTTGAGTTCTATTCTTTCAAGTAATCTTACTTGTTAGGTGCCCTTGTTAAAGATGGTTTTTATAAACTTAATAACCTTATAAACTAGGATAAGAATAAATATAAACCCAAAGCATATAAGGAATGATTGATAGCCTTTAATTCTGTTGACTTCCTTTACTTCAGTAGTCTTAATCTCAACTGGTACTTCAATACTATCTGTTTTGACAACAGTGTCAGTCTTGTTAAAGTATTTGTAAATATACTTATACTTATACTGATATACTGTGTCTCCACTTATAAATCTGTCAATGCTGTCATGAACAAAGATACTGTCTTTATACAGTTGATTTACATATTCAGTTCTTACAGTCTCCACTAAAACTGGTCTATCTACATACTTAGTAGTAGTACAAGAGACTACTATGAAGATTAAAATTGCTATCAATAAACTCCTCATAACTTCTCTACTTTAACAAGTCTTCATATACTGTCCAATCAATCTTGTCTTTCTCCTGCCACCCAGTGGCTAAGGTGTCAGTAATATAGGACATAGCACTGATATAGAAATCCTTTAAATCCTCCAGACTTTCAAACTTATAATATACAGGAGACTCTGTAGTGCCAAACTTGAAGGTAGGAAGTACCTGACCATTTGTTTGTACAGCTAAGTCATAGGCTGTCTTGTAATTGAGTTGGTTCTCCATAGAGAGCCATACAGGAACACCCTTCCACACAAAGCCTGACAATACGAGCCTATCAGTTCTCTTATTTATCTCTGTAAGAATAAAGTCTTTTATTTGACTTAAAGAGGGCTTATTCCTAAACACATGCTCAGCCCATGTTCCTACATTGGATTCTACTTTATTACCACCTTCATCAGTGTCATAAAAAGGCTTATAATCAAAAGCTATTTTAACTATATTACCGCTAACTGATATTGGTGTGTAATAGTCTTTTAAATTAGTTACTCTTATCATTGTGATTAATTTTTAAAGCTACTCCTTGCAACTTTTGACCCAAGGTATATTTAAATACCTTGGGAAAAGTTGTACTATAATTAAGAGGGGGGACAAAAAGCCCGAATATTGAACTTATTATAAGCCTTAGAAACTGTACTACCACTATAATAACTGAAGGAGTATGCCCAAATCAGAGTAGTATTTACTTGAGTACTAGTCTTATATATGGAAGTGAAGTTTATTTCAGCACCCCCTATTAACTGCATAGCCTCTTTAATAGCAGTTCTATTGTCAGATACACATTTCCATTCTCCTAAAGAACCAAGATAGCCTGTCTCTCCATTAGGAAATGTATATCCTGCACAATATTCTGCCGCAGGGGCTCCTGTTACCCCTTCACTGTCAGTAACTCCAGCTAGTCGCTCAATAATTTTAGGTGTATTACCAGCTCCATCATTATCTAAAACTGCTGTAGATTCTGAAGTACTTGTAACTATACCTGTAATAGTGGTATCATAACCTCCCCATGCCAATTCAGGACCCTCTTCTTTAGCAATAACAAAGCTACTACTAATTGGTCTGACTACTGCAACACCATTTGCCTTTTCATTAGCAAAGCCCATTGAAGCCCAATCCTCTGGAGTGTGAAGAGTGCCATCTATATGTTGGATATATACCTCAGCAACTTCAACATAATTTATAGAAATACTGCCCGTACAACTTGTACCACTAAATGACCAACTATTATCAGGAACCATAAGATTTTCTATCTCTGGGCCTACTACTTTAACTGTAGTACCATACTTTATAGGTAGTATATAAGTACCTGCCTTAACTGTAGTTTGAACCTCTTCGCCATCATGGTTGGTATAAGTAACAAAGAAGTCGGGGTTTTGCTCAGACATATTGGTGTCTATAACTATTGTGGCATAATATATCTCATTGGCTATCTCATATACATTAGTATTAATCTTCTTAAGAATAATCTCTTGTGTAGTACCCATGCCTTCAAAGTATCCTCCTGAGGGTGCTGTAACAGCAGTAGGTAACCCAGCATCTCCTCCTACTACAAGCTTCTCCCTCCCGAAGAGTTGACCACCAAAGAGTGCTCTGATATTTGTACTCTCTATTGATAATCCCTCTTTTTTACTAGTATAAGCAGTAAGATAGTAGCTAAGTGTGCTGGGCATAGCATTACCCCCTGTGATAGTCATACCAGAATCATATAAGTAGAGGTCTAAAAACCCCTTCGATGGAGAAGTAGTATTTGGAAGACTAAGATATTGCCCACCAAAAGCTAAATACATCTCTGAAAGTCCCTCATTTATCTCTAAACGCTTTATATCAACCAATCTTGCGACTCTATCTATAAGAGTTATAGTGTTGGGGAGGCATAAATGCTCAAAAGGTCTATCAGCAAACATATGGTTTTTTATAGTAGTGACTGATGTAAAGTACTTAAATCCGCTAAAATCACCTTTGTAATTTGATGCTAATGATTTAAATATAGAAGTATCTTCAGTAGAGCCAGGCTGTATATCCTCGGCAGTAATTGAAGCCGCTTCTTCTTTAGTAACATAAGTACTATTGGCACACAGACCAGCATCATAGAATACTTTTGCTATTTTAGCATCAGCAACAGCAATGTCATCACTAACTAACTGAACAGACTTTGATAAAGTAAATAATGCAGAACCATTATAAACTTTAGTGAACCTTGCTGTTAGAGTACCACTTATAACAGTATTAATGACTTGAAGTCTTCTTATAATACAAGAAGTTTTACTAGATTCTGCAATTTCTGCATAACCATCAAGACCAGTTAAAGACCAAGTTACATTAAAATCTCCTGTATAAGTATTGGAGTGTTTTATTGTATAAGTAGTCTCTGCTCCTAACTGACTATCTCCTTCAAGTGTTGTGTCGTTACTTGAAGGATACGTCTTTGAAAGAATCCTAGTAGTCATTGTCTTTGTTGTGGTTGTGACTTCAGTCTCTCCCCCATTTCGTGTTTTAGCTATTAATTGCACAGTAATCACTCTACCACCTGCACCTTCTGTAGTAGTTAATACACCAGTAGTAGAATCTAGAGTTATTGCTGAACTGCTACCCGATGTTATAGAGAAAGAGGCTGATTGTAATTCAGCACCAGATACAACACATGAATATTTACCAGTACCACCTTCAGTTAAAGACTCAGGACCAACTAAGTGTACAGCAGGAGGAGCTATGATATATAACTCAGATGATGAATTAAATATATTATTTCCAAACACTGCCTGAAGCTCAGATAACTGAGATTCACTCACTTCAACTAGTTTAATCCTACCCTTTAATTTAAGAGTACCAAGAGCCTTTAAACTAAGTAACTGTGCAGTATCTACATTAGTCCAATCTATATTATCCATTACTAGTGAACACTCACTTGAGTTTGATGTTTTATTGTTGAACCAATTATAGATAAAACCAAAGTTATTGCTTACAAGAGGACAATTTTTGATATTTATATTCTTCAGAGTTTTAATATCATCAAAGGTTATGTTACTATAAGCTAAGAGTGGGAGCTGTTCTAATGTTAAATTAGTTATAGTAGCAGGGAGCTCAAGAACTTGAACAGGGCTTCCTTTAGCTAGTAGTAGGGAAGCTATGCCTGAATTTGAAGCCCATATTGATTCAATATAGTGATGTTCTGATAAGTCTAATGAAGTCAACTTTTTGAAACCTCTTATATCTATAAACTTTAACCTTTTAGCCTGCTTTAATCCCGATATTGCAGTAACCTCATTATTAATTAATGAAGAACTACCAAGCGGAAGGTGAGTAAGACAAGTACCTAAGTTATCATCATAAACAGCTGCTATTGATATAGTAGCTAGCTTATCAGCCATCTTCCTAGTATTTAAAAGTTTAATATTAGGAGCACCATATATTCTAATAGGGTCACCAACATTAAGTACTTCAGTAGTAGTAAATGTGTGCTCACTGTCTATATCAAGATAAATACCTGTTTCTCTTGGTTCATCATTAATGCCATACCCAAAGTTTATTGGATAGCCTGACACAATAGTAAACCGTTGACCAGCAGGAGTACCATTGATACATTTAAGCTCAATAGACTGCGATTTATAAGGACCTGTAATAAACTTAGCATCATATATAGAGAACCTCTTTGCTAACCACCATTTTCTATGTAAGTCTCTTTTACCTTGTAACATGAATAGGTTATCAATTCCTTTCTCTGCATATGGTCCAATGTACTTGTATTGAGCATCTTGATTGTAAACCCTTTCTACCCATTTATCTGCCTGCTCTCCATCAAGCATATCAATTATATTGATATATGATATACCCGCAGAATATAAAGCATTATCCATCTTTTGTACTATGCCCATGAATTCTTCATCACCTTCAAGCATATTCCAAAGTCTAGAATCATGACCTGCAAATAAATAAGCACCAGAATCATCAGTAGACTGCCTGTCATCTGTTGGTTTTACTCTTAGTCTACCAGTATTTATAAGACCATGAACAGTATCATTATCATAGTGAATATAGTAGAAGTGAGACCCATCTTCTGAAGTAAACATTGCATTCTTTACAGTTTGGTCAACTGCCGCATGTCTTAAAATATATACATAATATGCAGCCAGTTTATAGATGTCCATATGCTCCCATTTCTCTGTAGCAAAGTTTTCTTGAGAAACAGTACTCATCCACTCTGCAAAGGCCTTTAAGTCTGATATGTCTGGATTGCTTGTATCAGGGTATCTACTTTCAAAAGCATCTTCCCATTTAGTGTCAAAGTTCTCAGAGGTAGTAAATAGAGCTAAAGAATTGCCATTGTTGAGTACCTCCCAACATTGCATTCTTGAGTTATCAAAACCAGGAATTCCTTTAAATCCAAATACACTTTCTGTGGATTTATCATTATTAAAGTTATACTTACCTATAAATATAAGGTCATCATTCTTAGTCTTTCTATAGAATAAAAGTATAGGAAATCCATCAATAGCAGTTCTTACATCATACTCATAATCTGCATTGATAGCTGCCTTTTGAGCATTAGTTCTACATACATATTCTCCATCTATTTGAACATTGTACAGAGCTTTGTTCCACAATTTAGCAATACCAGTATTATGAGTACCAGAAGACTCTGCGTAATCAGCTTTAAGACACCAACAATTAACAGGTTGTGAACCCTCTTTAAAAGAGTATAATTTGTCTTGAACAACCTTTCCATTAGAATCATATAATATTGTACCATCGACCTTCTGTGTATAAATTCTAAAGTTCTTTTTAGGATAACCCATGGAAGATGTACCCTGTGGTCTCATAGCTGCACTAACCATACTAAAGTTCCTAGTAGGGTCCTGCATGTTGTAGTAGTCTATATCTACTATTATCTGAGTATTCTTATCAGAAGTATTTTCAAGTACTGGAATATCACCAGTTACTATCATCACTGGCACTCTACTCATCATCTTATTAGGGTCAAAAGATGTAGTTCCTTCTGTGTATACATCATTCTTCTCATATACAGAGGTCATCTCTTCTATACTATCTCTATAGAGAATATAGTTATTAAGAATTTGGTCAGAAGTTAATGCAGTGTTATATATTCTTATAGCCTTGAGAGATATTTCTACTTTATTAGATGCAGTGAATTCAATGGTTTTAGGAGAATCATATTTATCAGTAGCTGACCATGCCTCTCCTCTAGATATAATACCATTAGTATAAATAAAAGAAAGGCACTTATTAAGAGTACCACTACTCTTATTTATAACAAATGCTATTCTTACATTCTCACCACTTCTAAACTCAGTTTCTACAGTAACACCATTCTCAGAAGTCAATGATACTTTAGTTGCAGTTATAAGTAATCCAGTACCACTAGCATTTCTTAGGTCACATATGACAGCATCATCATCTTTCACATTTAATGTAGAGAACTCTAATTCAATAGTCTTTCCTGTTCCTGTAGGGTTATTATCTAATGGAGCATAGTCTATAGAGAATGAAGTCCCTGATGGCATTAACAATCTATTATTAACCCAACCTGAAGCATCATTCCACTTAAAACCATAAAATGTTCCTGTGTATCCATTATAGGTCCAGTTATCTCTATTGGGAGAGGAATTACTTTTTCCTACAGCTGTGAAATCCAGCTCAAGATTATTAGTGATGTCACTTATATTCATAGATGTAGGAGTCACTACAACAGGGATTGTATATTCTACTTCCCCAGACACAAGCTTCAACACTTTATTTCCAGACTTAGAAGATACTAACGTATAGTTATTTTCAGTATCATTACTCGAAGTTATAGCTCCATTTAACTCATCATTAAGATAAATACCTACCTTTATACCTTGTTCATTAGTAGGAGAATAAGAAGCAAACCTCAAACTATATGGAACATATTGCTCCATATTATATATTGATACATTATCCGAAGGACCTATTATACCATTCTCTGAAGGTATCTCAATAGCAATACCAAGTATAGTATCTGTAGATGCACCAGTATATACTATAAAATCTCTATATAAGGTATTTGTGTAGAACTTCTCACCATTTACTATAGAATGTGCTCTAAGTTGTAATGAGTGCCTACCTTGTTGTAGGTTAGACAGAGTGATATACTTAGTTCTAGATACTTCTACATCTACTACCTCATCTTCCTCTTTAACAAACTCAAGTTGTTCACCATCTATATACCATTCTACTGTCTTTGTACCATATCCAGAAATGTTAAATAGTACTTCCATATTAAGGGAAGTAGCAGAAGAAAGGTCATAAACCTTTGATATATCGAGTTCATCTTTAATAGTAAGATTAACTACTTGATATGTGACAGAAACTGTAGTAGCTGCAAGGGTGTTTTTATCTGTTATACCTATAATAATAGTATTTGTACCCTCACCTAAATATTTATCTAGATTAAACCTTACAGTACTTCTACTATTACGAGTTTCAGTAATAACTTTCTTTGTAGAGTTTCTTATTATTGTGTAAGTAACAGTAGCAAGACCACCTACTGAAGCCCCTTGTTTATTCTTTGTGTCAAAGATAAATTCTACATAGTTTCCTGTAGAACCTAATTGAACAGCTTTATATGAGCCTGATATTAGATTTATTTCTGCCTCATAATTAAATGGAGCATCAAAAGTTCCTAGCACCAACTCATTCTTGGTTGGGTCCTCTAGATATAAATCTCTATTTTCAATATCAGCAAATACAAGATACCTATTATTGGTTGTATCATAATAGAACACTCCCATTTTACCGTCAAGAGTCTTTTTTATAAACTCTTGAACCCTAAACCCACTGACAGGTAGATTTTCTGTACTGTCATCACCACCCCAGTCGGAGTGCTTATTTATTTCTTTATCATAAACTTTATTCACCATAATATTTATTTAGTATTTCTCCACCCTTCAGTATTTATCCAGCCCTTTTTATTCTTCCAGAAACCACCACCAAAGCATCCTTTAATAGCCTCCCATACTAATTGAGCTCCTTTTCTTATCTCTTGTATAGGACGTTTGCCTTGATATATGGTTTCTATAATTTTAGAATTAATTGCTATCATCGAGTATAAAATAAAAAGTGTTTGAGTCTTTAATAACTAAACTTTCATACTCCTCTGGGGTTAGTACAACGAATTTATCTTCTATGTATTTATGCACACCACCACTGAACACTGCATTATTACTGTCTTTAGTAGGTTCTAAGTCAAATGCTACACCGCCTGCCTCTATTACTTTGGCATCTATTTTAGCATTAAGCTCCTGAGCATAGTTCTTATTTTCCTCTATTTTAGTGTCTTGTACAAATTGGTCCCTTTCAATTATTCCTTTCCAAGTAAAGAGAGCGTTTATATTATCAATGTTGGCAACAATGGCATCTATTATATTTAAAGAGTCCTTAAATATTGAGTCTATAGTGTTATTATAACACCGCACCTTGGACTGAGACACTTCCCCATCAAAATCTATTTCTAATACAAGTACCTCCTTACTTTCTCTGTCAATAGCTACTATATAGATAAAATCCCCTTTCTTGGGAGTGTTCTTATTAGTATCTTTTAAATACCAATCTTCTCCTTCTTTTTCCAGTCTACATATGCTTAAGTCAGATACAGTAGCTGCATCTCCGAAAGCTATATATGCAACAGTATCAGCATGAATAGTGTCTTTAAATTCTATATAGCCTGTTTTAGAATTAAAATCAGTAACAATGGATTGGTCTGTAAATAAGTAGAATTGTTGAGGTACATCCTCTAATACCCACTCATTAAGTTCTGTAGAGTATATATAACTTCTCTTTATATCAGTAACATAGCAATGTGTACCATTGTTTATTTTTCCATTTTTTAAGGATTCTAATTCTTTATATGTACCTACTATTCTATAGTTATTGGTCTTTTCAAACAGATAATCAAGAGCCTCTTTCAGATTTTTTATATTAGGTAGAGCCTCAATTGTAATATTAATATCCTCTGGATGTACTACATTAAGTGGTTTCCACTCTCCTGCATCAAAGCTTTTAAGTACTCCCTTACTATACCATAGTATATTAATATCTTCGGGCTCTTTATTAGTCTGTACTATTGCTCTAAATCTTCTCATTTCTTATAGTACTTACTTGTTCATTTAAATCTACTAAGTTAGAACCCTCCTATAATCTAATTGGAGGGTTCTCCTTCGCTTATTTTATCTTTAACAGTTTTTTTACATTCTTCACAATAGGCATTATATTTTTGGTACTCCTCCTGTTTTGAGTCCCTCTGTCTTAAAAGACTTAGTTCTTCACTTAGAGAGTACTTAGCTCTAATTAATTCATTAACCTGATTCCCATACTCTGTATCATTGATAATATTAGGTATGGTCTCCACTTCCTCGCATTGCTCTACTGACAGCCCAATAGCAAGCCCACGTTTGAAATAATTGTCTGTACCTATGATATGCACATACTTTCCTTCGGTGCTGAATATCTCGTTGTTCTGTTTTGTAACCATGATTCTATGTATTTTGTATAAGGGTTATATTTGTTTTCTCCGCAAGTGCCGCTATTATATCAGCGTCACCTTTCATCACATCATAAACTGCTTTGTTTAGACCGATAGTAATAGCCGTTGTTGCCTCTGAATTATTTATCATATATAAAACTGATTCTTTGGATAACCTTTGGCTGTTGTAGAAGCTAATACTCACTTTTAGTCCTTTAATATTGATAGTTTCAATATTTCCACCTATATTCTGGTTGCCGCGTGCCCCCATTATGTTTATAATGCCTTGCACTTCTCTAATTTTTTTGTTTCTTTGAAAAGCCCAATTGAAATCTATAATCTTAATCTCGTCAAAATTAGTCGGCGTGTACAAAGCTCTTAAATTCACTACTTCTAAATTATCATCATTATGCGAGATACTAAAGATAGAATTTAAGCTGATATTTGAAGCATACGCTATGATTTTATAATCCGGGCATGGGATGTTGGTGCGAGGCAAAGCAGTACCAAATCCATTCAATGCCGGCAAATGTAGCCACCATCCCCAAGTCTTTTCATATATCACCCTCATCTCCGCCTCGGTAATGTCCGTCAGCCCATTCAACTCATAATACCCCGTCTGCTCGTTGTACTTCGCACCTGCTGATATGTACAGGTCACGGAGTGTGCCTATTTTATCTGTTTTAATAGCTAGAGCTTCAAGATGGTCTTTAATAGCTTCTACTTTTGAAGAATCAGCCTTTTCCATAAGAGCAGTATGTACTGCTCCACCACTTACAGGATTAGTTGACCCTTCCTTAACTGAAGAATCTATAGTAAGTTTAGACTTAGGGTCGTCTACTGGTCTCCAACTTCCATTTTTATAAATCTTAAGAACACCTCCATCTACCCACAATGCTTTAGTACTTGGAGGGGGAGTAGAAGATTCATAAATACCTGAATATTTTATCATTGTTGTTTATTTTTATGTTGTAAACTTTGTCTCTTAATACTCATTTCCTCTTCCCTCTTAATCTTCTCCTCTGCCAATTTATCTCTTTCTAATTTCATTTTAATATCAAATTGTCTCATATTTTCCATAAGCTTAGCCTTTGCTTCTTCAGAGAACTCAGGTTCCTGAATACCATCATCAGTCTTAGATGACTGAGCAGATATTGTAGCAACAATAATTTTAGTCTCATTATCCCTCTGATTCATCTGGTCCTTAAGCTGCATGTCAGCTTCCTTGGCTTGGGCTTCAGCCTGCATTTGCTGTTGCTGTAACTGTGTCTGCTGTTGTTGAGCTCCCTGCTGTCTCTGCATTAGGTCTTGCTCATTCTTCTCAACCATTCTCTGTTTCTCTGCAAGAGAAGAACTATTATAAAGTTTCATAATAGTGGAAAAGTTTAATGTCTGATTCTGCAATGCTGCTTGAGCAAGCATATCCATCTTATTTTGCAACTCTTGAATACCATTACTATTGTCAACCACTAGACCATAGTCACACTCAGAGAATTCATCTCCATCTATATCCATTACCTTTGCTGAGTTATCAGAAAGAATATATTGGAATTTCTTACTTCTACCCTTTAATGCTATCTTAGCTGTTTCAAGGAAGGCTTCAAGAACTCTCTTCTTTACATCATCATGTATAATAAAGAGCCATTCTGTAATATGGGATGATTGTAATGTAGCTCTTTCAACACCACCAACAGTTTCTCTATTACTTATCTGACCCTCTCTTTGTTTGGAGATACCTGCTACATCAGCCATTTCCATTTTGATATATTCAAGAAGGTTAATATATTGCTGTATAGTATTACCAAGTTCAGCATTAATAACTCCTGAACTTGCATTATTAAGGGCTCCAGCAAGTTTACCTGTAGCTGCACCTATATTACCCTCCTTAAAACTATCTGTAACTACAATACCATTAGTCTTTGCGAAGTACATCCACTTATCTATCTCCCATCCTTTAGGGACCTTTGCAAGGTCAAGGTTAATAAGCATACCCCAGTTTCTTGAGATAAGTTTATTAAGCCTATCATGGATAGTATCATAGAGATAGTTGTATGGCTTCATCATATCAACAAGTGAGAAAGGCTTGTTATCATTGAGGTTATAGATTGAACCTATTATACCAAAGTGACACCTTGAAGGATTGGATAGTCTATTGTACTGGACAACTCTTGGTCTCATATTGACATATATATCAGTGCCAATCTTGATTCCTTCCCATGCCTCATTGATATAAAGTATCTTCTCTTCCTCTCCCTTATCCTTGTCTATAACATAAGTCTCAGGGTAAAGGTTGAATACTTCCTCCCCTGTCTGGGGGTCATAAGACTTTACTTTCTTAATCCTTCTTCTTGACTTCCAGTATACTCTAAGTACCCTGATATTTCCTGCTACATCAAAAGGAAGTAATGAAGTACCTACACCATCTGTCATTCCAATAGGGTCCCAAAAGAAACCTTCCTGTGAGGTAAATTCCTCTCCTACCATATGCCCATTTACAAAACCCATTCTGTCATCTATATTATCCATAGAATCAGTAACTTGGTCAGTATGATTAGGCATTTTCTCTATATACTCCATATCCTTCTTGGATAGGACATCATAATAAGTGTCTATGATTTTACCAGGACTCCAATAGTCCTCTAGTACAATCATATCAGCATCCTCAATCCTATTACTATACCCTGACTTAAATACTCTTATTTTGAGAGGATTAAGTCTTTCTATGATGGGCTCTCCACCTACAATATCACATTGGTAAATCTCTTCACCTACTGCCATTGCATCAGTGAAGCCTTGATTAAAAAGAAATGGGAAATTAAGCTCTTTGGAGTAATGATTAAGAAGTGCATTAGCTCTTACTTCCCTCATATCTTGCCACTCAAATGTGAAGAAGTCATTAAGCCTTTCAAGCTCCGCATTAAACTCTTCCTCTGTCTGAGTCTCTTCAGATAATAGTTGCTGAATTCTAGTAAGGAGTTCTTGCTTTTTATTATTCTCTATTTCTGATATAGCATTAGGGTTAGTTACAACTACCTTATAATCAAATACTCTCTTGGACTCTTCCCCTCTAAGAACATTTAGTTTACTATTCATTATAGGGTAGTGTTGAATCCTTTCAGGTACATAACCTGCCTTTATATTATCAGGATTCAATACCATTGTAAGGTCATTCATGTGAAGCCTGCCATTAAGTAAATCATAATTAATTTTCTTATGTATCACACTTTTTCTTACCAAAGAATAGTTGAAAAATGTCTTAGAGTCAGCCCAGTCGAGGTGTTTCTTTCTCCAGGCCTTATTCTTCCTGGAGAAAGGTAGTTGTTGTGGGGGTAAATTTGTGAAATCACTCATATATTCTTCAACTTAAATGTGGTACAAAGATACATAAAACATTTAATTTGTGCAAGTCCATAAGTAAAATATTAAGTCTTGATACTCTATTTTGCTAAATTTACTGTATATTACCTTGTGTATAGTTCCTTTGAAAGAAGGAGTCATTGCCTAAGTATGAGCTACTGGCTTCTTCTTGTGACTTGGCATTAAGATTGTCTCTATAAAGAATAATCTTTTCCTGTCTATATAGCATAACCATACCCAATGCTCTGATTCTATCCACATTAAGTTCGGGAGTATAAGAGATTAACTCCTCAAGAAGTGCTCTATTCCTTAAAGAATATAGTCTTGGTATGTTGACCTCCTTTTCTTCTCCATCCTCCTTTATTATAGTTGGAACTGGCTGAAGTAACCAGTCCCTTATAAGATTATTGGCATAGTTGTTGATTGCTGCACTTGCATTGATACCCTTACAGTTATGTGTAGTAACAAAGTCACCTATAAGGTACAAACCGTCCTCTCTATCTACTGTTACACACTTTGCTTTGGATTTGCCTATGTACTCTATATTAACTATGCCTACATACTCTGACTTTACTCTATTTACATTTCTAACTTGTCTATCTAATTTTCTTTGCAGCCTAAATAGTGGAACTTCAGTATATAAAATAACCTGAAAGATTTTATCATAGTTATTCTTAGATACCCTTAAATTCCCTATAATACCTAAACTCCTTGCTATTTCTAATATATCTTTAGCTAGCTTCTCACTTGTAGTTGTAAAAACAGGACTTCCAATCTTTGGGCAGGTACCATCTGTATCAAATAGCCCTCTTAAAATCTCAAGTCTTACTTCTCTAGAGTTATACTTATATAAATCTGGTATAAATTTTGTTCTACTTTTAGTATAGGCCAGACCTAACTCTTTAACTACATTTCCCCAATTTGGAAAATCTATAGACCAGTGCCTATTATCTAACTGTTTATAATCCATGTGCAGATATTCCATATATTCCATCATGTCATTATATGATGAAGTAAAGTATAGTTTATTTCCACAAGAAGTATATTTATTAGCCATTGTTCCATCACCTAACATCAACCCTAATAAGTAAGGATTTATAGGTATTGATTTCTCCATAAAATCTACACCAAGATTTCTTTTTATATAGAATTTGTACTCTTGCCCCTTTGGTCTCTTATATAAAATGCCTGACTTCAGCATATCTATTGTACTTATTAAAGTCTTTTTCTTAGATGTAAATTTATACACTTCCCATAAGTGACCCGAAGAGGCTTCTATAGTTCTCCCGTCCCTTAAAGTAACTCTGTAAATATCCAGCTCCTCATCTATTGGTATATCAATGACCTTAGTAGTGGTTCCATCTGGGGAAAATAATGTATCTCCTATATTTATATCTCCCCAACTCTTTAATCCTTGAGGAGTATATACCCTTTCATAATATGGGTGAGCATTTGAACCAAAAGCAGAGTACTTAATCATCTGTTTATCTCTAAGATATTCAGGAGTATCTGCTAATAGATGTGTACATTGCATCCTACTAAAGTAGGCATAAATACCCTTTTTATTTGATTCATACATACACTTTGCATTATAGAAAAGACAAAGAAGTCTCACTATCTCATAGTTATCTTCTGCAAATGCCTGTCTACCAGTGTATTCTGCCACAATTCTGTCAGTGAATAGGTCAAGTACAAAGGTTGAAGAGAGTGAGGAGGACTCAGCCTGGTCATTATCAACAGGGTCATGACCCATGATATACCTTAAATTAAAGTCCTCTCCATTAGCTTGTTTCTCTGGCATCTCGAATATCTCAAGGGCACCTACTGTAGAGTTGTCAACCCCATACTTTCTAATAGGTATATCATTACTTATTCTGAACTCAACCTTATTACCACTTGTCAAAGTAAGGTTTCCAATGTAGACATCATCAAGAGCATGAGGGTCAGAATCAAGTTGTGCAAGTCTTTCAGTAAGAGCTACTGTAGGAAAGTATGCAGCTTTTACTTTTATAATAGCCTCTGCTGGAGTAATAGGGTCCTCTGCAATAACTCTTAATACTGACTTAGGGTCAGCAGAATACTTTGCCTTATGTCTTGCAAGAAGAATCTCTATGAGAGCCTTTGTCACATCAGACACACCATCTCTATTGTAACAACCTGCCCTGTTCACATAGGAGGGAAAGAAGAATCCAAATGTAGGCTTTCCTTGCTTTGGTCTGTCATAGACATTCTCAATGGCGAGAATATTATAACCATCTGGATTATAGAGAAGAGTTTTTGCTGAACTGAAATCAGATTCATCTTCAGCGGCGGTACCTACAAGATACATAGTTGCAAAGGTATAGTCACCGTCCTCTACAGATTTTCTTGTAATATCATACAAAGACAGAAGTCCCTTGAAAGAACCCATCTCCTCGAATAGAATCCAACCTCTCTTACCTCTTAACTTCTCTGAGTCATCCTTTGCAGATACAGCCAGTACTTGATTCAATGAACCACTTTCAATACCAAACTCATCCTTGTAGCCCATCTGCCATGCCATCTCATTAGGAGAGTTCTTAAGCATAAGTCTAGGGAAAGGAGTATTCTTGAAAGAGAAGTTGATTCCTGGTTTGAACTTTGAAAGTGTACCATCCTTAGAATCACTAAGATACTCCTTCTGATAAGCAGTAAGTACAGTGATAACTCTTCTCTTTACTTCAGATGATTCACCAAGTATCAAGTTATGGGACATAATGCTTGCAAGACTATAAGATTTTGCACAACCTCTCTTTGCAAGTTCTATAGCATGTTTACCAGCTTCTCTTGCCTGATGAAGATAGTGGAACCTCCAATAAATACCCTCAAAGAAGAATGGGAAGGACTCAACTCTGACAGCTTTCCTTGTGCCAGGAATTACCTTGTTGACCATCATAGGACAATAATTAAGAAACCAATACAGAAAACCTGTAACCCACTCCCCATCACTTTCCCTTATGTAACCTTCCCTGCATCTTCTTACCTCCTCATCCCAGTGCTTCCTATACTCACTATTAGGATTGGAGTTAGGCTTAAGGAATGTATAGCAACCATGCTCCATAAAGTGAAGTGCTGGCTGTCTGAAATAATCCATATTCTCAAGTATATGTGGGTTGGCAAGGTCTACTATAATCTTTCCCTGTTCATCCCTTGGTCTATCCTTGGCATATTCCCTTGCAGGAGATATAAGCCTCTTTATCAAAGGTACACTATTCATAGTTTCCAGTAATTCCTCCTTGACCTCCTCAGGTAAAGACCCAAGGAGTTCATCAGTCAAGGGGGTCTGGTACTCATTCATTACAATGGCTGAGGTATTCTCCATAGATTACATCTTCAAGAATTGTTCTATCTTTGTTATTCAAGGACTTAGTATCAAAGAGTACCTTAAATAAGTCTGTAAGGAAGCCCATCTCAAAGTCCTTTATGACAAGTTCTTCATAGTCAGTAGGAATCTTAACTGTGAGTTTCTTAGTAAAAAATCTGTACTTGTCACTTCCTTTTACTACCCACAGAGTATATTCAAGTACCTTATATGTCTTGAATGTAGGGGCAGGAGTTATAGATTTATGAAGCACAAAGTGTTCTATAGCCTTTGCACACTTCTCATCATTATATCTTCTGCTCTCCACATACTTATTTAATGATTCAATTATGTCTTCAAGTATCATATTACAAGTCTTCATACATTGCCTTTTCCTGTGTACCTCTTACCTTGTTGCTTTGTGCAATCTCCTTGGCAATAGCTGCCTCAGCCTCATTAAGGCCTTTTACAAGAGAGGGAATCTGCTTGATAGTAGCTGTGATGGTATTGAGGGTATATATAGGCTTACCCTTGTCATCAACTGCACCAAGGTCAATCTCTCTTAATAGAGTCCTAAGTTTATCTACTGCTACTCTTGTATCCTCAAGAAGTAGTGCAGATGCAGGCTTGAAGGTTTTATAAAACTCCATTGCCTCAAGTACAAGATTATCAGGTTCCCAGTCACTAGGGAGACCCTCTCCTTCCTTAATGGAAGTCTTTCTGCTTTCCTCATCTATAATGTACTGATAGTCACTTCTTGGGTCAGCCATAAAGTAGATGAAGCCTAACTCTGATATAGCTCTGTTCTTACTGGTACTTTTATCTCTAGTCCATATCTTCTTGAAAGGAGCAAGTGCCAGTGCTTCCTCAGAAATAGTTATTTTATATCCTTCATATCTGAATAGTTTCATATCTAAATAGTTTCGATAAAAAAATAGCCTGTATGAAACTTAATCCATACAGGCTTATATTATTAAACAATGATTGAAGGAGGTTGTACAAGACTGGATTGCTTGGGTTCCTCAACTTCCTCATATTCCTCTATGATAAATTGAATGTCCCTATCCTGAAGAAGCATATAGTTCTTACCATCCATCTCTACAATGTCAAACCTGTATTCAAGGATTGGGTTGCCCCCCTCAATGTCAGTCTTTATTGAATTGTCCTTATGTTTTCTTACTGCAAATCTTGTTGCATCTATACATACCAAGTCACCTACCTTGATGCCTCTGACTGAGTCTCCTACTGCAACTACCTTCTGGTATTCCTTTACAGTGCCTTTCTGCTTTGTTGAATCAATCAAACCTCCTTTGGTAACACCATCCCTCTCATAGAGGTCCATGGTAGTTATGAGGGCAGTGAACATTGGCTTTATTTTCTTTACTTTAATCACGTTTTCTCCCTTAAATTTTTTATGTATCTATATCTTTCCTTTACCCTTTTAACTCTATCATAAGTACATGATAGCTTGCCAAGAGAAGGTATATTGAAATTTGTTCTTAGTTTCTGGAACTTCTCTTCTGATATATCATCTTTGAGAGGAAATGCCTGAATAGTGTTTCTTATTGACCTCCAATAAGATTTATACACTTTATCCACCACTCTAAATGGCAAGTTCAGTTCTTTAGATACTTGAGTTACAAGGCTATTATAATCCATCAGCTGAGTTCAAAGTTAAGAAGTAATCTGAAAGAACCCTGTTCCTCTGTAAGATTAGGTATGAATCTTGGATTGATTCTGCCACCAAGGATTACCTTGTTCTTTCTGAGTTTGCCCATTATTACTTGAAAGTGAGGGAGAGAGATATTACATTCCTCTCTCACCACTTTCTTTGTGTCTTCACTCATCACAACCTTATCAAGAATAACTTCATCCTGTATGACTTTGCTAAGCTCATATCTCCTCTTGAGTAATGAGGAGGCTACCTGCATCTCTCTGTCAGTGAGGTTATGAAAAGGTCTAAGGAACTCAAACCAAAACCTAAAGAAACTTGTGCTTATTGAAGTGGGGATTCTAATCACATTGTTCATCTTCCCCATCATATCCTTTACTCTTTTTTTGTCTCTTCTTCTACAGATGCAGGAGGAGTCATGAGTTCCTCAATCTCCTTTGCACATTTTTCGACAAAGCCAGGACTGAACATAGTAGCAGAAAGGGTAGGAGCTACTTCAACTACTTTAAAGCAATAGTCAAGCCTCTTGAACATATTGAACATATTAGCTTCTTGAAGTCTAGCACTCAATTGCTGTACCTGAGTACTTAGATTGCCTGCAATCTGTTCAAGCTGTTCATAAGTAAATCTTTTTGGCTGTTCAGCCACGTCCTTTTTCTCTTCCATTTTATCCTCTTCCATTTTATTTTATATTGTAGTTTTTATCTAAAAATCTAAAACCATGTCTCTCAATATAGAGCTTCTCCCACTCTTCTATGCTTGTTGAATAGATGTCAGCTGAGCCACAATCATCACAGTAAAGTAGGTCAGGAAGACCTGCATCCCTTATTTTGAGGGACAGACAATGCTTACAGTAGAAGACTGGTTCTTCATTATAGTCATTGTGCGATTCTGTCTTTACTTCTGAGTTGCCCATATATTACCTTTCTAAGTTCATTAAAGGGCCTTGTGTTCTTTTTTGAAGTCCTATTGTTGAAAGGTCTTTTTGGGTAGATTAACCCATAGTTTGAGATATGACCTCTTCTACAAGCCCTCTTGACTGATTTGAACTTTGATACTGCCTCGAATCTAAGCAGCATAAGTTCTTTTATTTTCTCTTCCTTATTCTCTCCCATATTGTTCAATAGTAGTAAACCATTATATAACCTTCTTTCGAGGGAAGGATTGAGACAACATCCTCCCTAGGTATCTTGCAGTCATTGACAAGGTCAACTAACTCTCTGATAGTCTGTGCTTCAGCAGCAGTCATTATCTTGCCATTATTAACCATAACTTCTCCCATATATTTTTAAATTTAGTTGCGGGAGGGAGATTCGAACTCCCGACCTTCAGCTTATGAGGCTGACTAGCTACCTCTGCTAACATCCCACAGAATAGAGCAGATAATGAGAATCGAACTCACATCTCTAGTTTGGAAGACTAGAGCACTAACCATTGTGCTATATCTGCATTTAGTTGAGCTTCCTAGAGGACTCGAACCCCTGACATACTGAGTACAAAACAGTAGTTCTACCAACTGAACTAAGGAAGCATCTCTTAGTTTGATAATGCAAAGTTAAGTAAAATATTTAAAACTACCAAATAATTTAATGATTATTTTTAAGATGAATACAAATAAAAGTGAAGAGAAGGAAAGATAACTAATAATACCTCTTCATAGTACCCCATGTAGGACTCGAACCTACTTTATAGTGTTACAATAGTTATGAGCCTGCATGTGACAATTTGCACATAATATTTGTAAATTATCTAAGGAGTTGTTGTAATGATTGAAATCTTTATGATGGAGTTCAAGTGGAATAGGTTTTCCCATCCATTCTGATAACCCACAACATTCGCATTTACCTTCTTTAACTCCTTCTTCTATCAATCTTATCCTCTTTTTAGAGTTGGATATATTTGGGTTATCTATCAATTCAAGAATAGATTTCTTGTATTTAGATGGCTTATGTCCCTTTGCTCCTTGATTCCCCTTGTAAGTAATTCCTAGTTTCTTGTAATAAGAAAGTAGGGTATCAACCTTACATGCTAACCTTCTAGCTATTTTCCGCATTAGTCTGATTTTCAGAAATCCATAGCAGTATTTCACTTTTTCTATCTATTATATCAGTTCTCATAAATTGTACCTCAGGTGAGAGTCGAACTCACAAACTAAAATCACTACATCCTAAGTGTAGCCGCTTTGCCAATTTGCGTACTGAGGCATTTATACTTCTGGGAGGGCTTGAATAACAGTGTTTAAAACTGTTATGTACACCAGTTTCACCACAGAAGCACTCTATTTCAAATAGAAGAATATTCCTTTGTAGCATCAAAGGATGGACAAGCCTTATTGGCATAGTCCCTGTGAGAGTGTATAGATGCCTTTGGATACTTCTTTTTGAGCTCTTTCAGTAGCTCTAACAGAGCTTTCTTTTGAGCAGCAGTCCTTGTATCTTTGGGAGTTTTGCCATCAGAAGCACATCCTCCAATGTAACATACTCCAATAGAGTGTGAGTTATGACCTGTACAATGTGCACCAATCTTTGATTCATCCCTACCCTTATTTATGGAACCATCTCTATATATTACATAATGGTAACCTATGTCAGAGAATCCTCTTGCCAAGTGCCACTTCTTTATATCAGCCACTGTAAAGTCTTTACCTTCAGCAGTAGCACTACAATGTACAATAATCTCATTGATATACCTGCTATTAGTAACTCCTAGTTTATTCCATGTACTAGGACCAACTACTCCATCAGCAGTAAGACCATTCTTCTTCTGGAAATCCTTAACTACCTCTTCAGTTATAGGACCAAAGATGCCATCAGCTATAAGATTTAACTTACTCTGTAGAGTCTTTACTTCATTACCTCTACTACCTAATTTTAATGTAGTCATATCATAAAATTTAGTGGAAACTCAAGGAATCGAACCTCAGTCTCAAGAGCTTCAATCTTGCGTGACAAACCAACTGCACCAAGTTTCCATATCTATTTTAACTCCTTATAAAAGGAACTATCCTTAAGGAGCAGGAATGAATACATCTCCTGTACACCTTATGGAATAGTTCTTAGCAGCTACTCTGAAATAAGCTTTGGCTGCCTTCTTAATAAAACTAAGTACTCTCATAACACCTTATTAATTTGGAGTTAAAAATGTTATGTTCTCCTACTAGGACTCGAACCTAGCTCTCAGGATTAAAAGTCCAGAGCATTACCTCAATGCTTTAGGAGAATATATGTAGTCTTTTCACAAGGACTCTAGGGTGGGAATTGAACCCACAAACACAGGTTTTGCAGACCTGCTCCTAACCATTCGGAATCCTAGAGATATGCCCTATTAGATAGGGCTACCTTAGAAAGAAATCTAAGGGTAATAAAGACATAGCAGTTTGAAACCACCCCAGGGACTACCATGCCACTCATGAGCAGTAGCCTTGGTGGGTAATGCTCCCACTGTCTCTTGCTTATAAGGCAAGTGCTTTTACTGTTTAAGCTACAAGGCAATATAATAGGGTGTTGTGGGGACTCGAACCCTCTTCTTCTCATCCACAGTGAGACACTTTACCTATAAGCTAACAACACAGTTGGGATAGTAGGACTTGAACCTACGGTCCTCTGAATATCAGTCAGATGCTTTGACCATCTAAGCTATATCCCAGTATGACAAAGGTGGCAGGACTTGAACCTACAACCTGTAGTTTTGGGGACTACTGCTCTACCATTGAGCTACACCAATGTATGCTACCTTTAACCATTCCCTGTAGCTAGGATGAATGATACGACATTCAAAAGGGCTAAACTTACATTATATTTCACAAAGCCTTTAAGTTACGTTGAGTCTTACACTAGTACTATTCTCTTTATGATGCTGGGATAGAGAGAATCGAACTCTCACCAAGAGATTAACAGTCTCACGCTCGACCTTCGAGCTATATCCCAAAATGGGCAGTTTCTTTAGCCTCTAACTACCGAAAAGAGGGACTAACAACGGTCATACATTTTATGAAAACAAGAAAAATAAAGTGGACTAACTGGGACTTGAACCTAGGACTCCTGCTTGCAAAGCAGGTGTTATAGCCAGCTTAACTAAAAGCCCATTTAGTATAGTAGAAAGGACTCGAACCTCCAACATCCAGGTCCCAAACCTAGGACTCTGCCAATTGAGCTACTACTATATATAGAGGAGAGCATTGGACTCGAACCAAAGCCACTTTTTACATGACCACTTGTCTTAGCAGGACAGCCCTACTCCTAGTAGATTTACTCTCCAAGTTTCTTATATAGACCACAGCAACAGTGGTCTAGTACTCTGTAGTTAAAGCATGGACAGTGCTTGTCCTCAGAATCATTCTGACAGGGACATAGTCCATTATTCTGTTCAATTCTCTTAAGTATTGAGTTGACTACTTTATCATTAGGGTTGAGTACCCACCCTTCTTTTCTTAGAATTGTTATCATAGAGGAAGCCTGAGGACTCGAACCCCACCCACTTTCACATGAGCATTCAGTTTTCAAAACTGCTTCTATCCCTGATAGATTAAACTTCCAGTCGGCTCCTCTGAGCCTTTGTCACATAACCAGCAGCCCATGGGGGAATTGAACCCCTTCCCTCACATTGACAGTGTGATATGCAAAACCATTACACTTCATGAGCTATATATGTAATGCCTATGGGACTTGAACCCATAATCTTCACCTTGAAGAGTGACGAGTTAACCAATTACTCTAGGCATCATGCACCCTACTTGCACCTTCTCAGGCTGGGTAGGTTAATGAATTCTTCGTTATCTTTGCATCAAAATTTAGTCTATTACAAACAACTTTGTACTCCCTAAAGGAATCGAACCTTTATTCATAGTTTAGAAGACTATTGCATTATCCTTTATACTAAGGGAGCATTTGTTGCCACTAGAGGGGTTGAACCTCTAAACTCAGTGCCAAAAACTGATGTGTTACCATTACACCAAGTGGCAGTGATTATGAATTATGGTGCAAAGGTAAGTAAAATTTTTGACATATGCAAATTTTTACTGAGTTTTTATTTCTTCTTATTTTTTCCAGTATATCTAAGATATGTTCTAGGACCTGAGAAATCCCCTCCTGCCTCATCTGGATTATTAAATCTAGGTAGTGGACCTTGTAGTCTGTAATCACCACTACCTCTACCACCATTAGAGTAATTTACTAATGTGTCCCCAGGGGCAAATTCAAACCCATTATGTATACCATAACCCCCTGCTACACTATCAAACATTACAGCATGTTTGGGATGTCCTTCCCCATTTGATAGTATTATTAAGTCCCCTGGTACTGCATCCTTTTGGTCTATCTTTCTGTAGCCATAATCTTCTGGGTTAGCTACTATATTAGGATTAGATGCAACAGTATTATTTTTATCATAGAAGCCTGTTACTGTGTTCAGACAAGTATGTGGGTCTACACCAATAAGAGGTGCTCCAGCTAACCAGTTAGCACCAAACCTTTGTATTCCTGTCATATCTTGTGCATAACTGAAGTCTGTATTAGGGCCTTTTGCTATTCTACTTTTATTAAGTGCAGAAGACTGTGGAGTTACAGTTACTCCTCTTAACATAGTAGAACCATCAGGAGCATATAGATTTACCTTATGAGACTCTCCTTCCTTGAAGGAGTCTAAGGTTCTATCAGTATCCCAATCATTATCAAACTGAGATTGAGAGAGCTGGTAGTTATAATCATCTATCCAAGTGCCTCCAATTATGCCCTTAGGATTAAACTTATTTTTATAACCACTATATATAGATTGATTGGAGAATGAGGGGTGTTGAGCAGTCTTATATTCATCCTTAAAGTGAGCACTACTGTCTTTATTCAACATATCCCAAGCCAAATCAGGGTCACTATTATAGAACCCTTCATAGTCATATGTAGGGTCATTGTCTATGTCAATACCTTTATGTTTCTTTATTCTTTCTTTCCATTTAGTATAGCCCCCTCTTGCAAAGTTGTTGTACCTCTTCCTTATACTATTAAGGTCAGTTATACCACTCTGCACTCCCAGTGCTATAATATGTGCTCTATCAGCCATTGATAAATTGTTCCACATAGTATAATTATTGCGAAGGTAGTGAGTTTTTATTTTACAAATCTTTACTGAATTATTTTTCCTTAATATCTTTAGCTTGTTCTATATTAAGCACTTTTTGGTCCAGTAAGTGTTTAGTACATCTTGCCAACCATTCTACAAGTGGCTCATCATCAGTACTTGATAGGTACTGACCTTCTGTCAATATTGCATGAAACAGTTCATGTAATAGACATATTTCCAATTCCTGTCTTGGTATAGGATGTCCTTTCCCATCCAATACTCTAATCTTTATTGTTCTGCTAGTGAAGTCAGTCTCTCCCATAGTAGTTCTATCAGGATTTTCTGACTTAATGTCATTGACATAAAGTATCCTATAGGAAGAATTAAATATCTTAATTGTTCTGTTTTTATACTTCATAGTTATCCTGATTCCTAGCTAACATAACAACCTGTTTAAGTAAGAATATAAAGAGACCTAGAGCAATTCACCAATTAAGCTCTCCGGTATAGTATTAAGATAGCATTGAAGGCGTTTATATATTATTAGTTCTTCTCTTAGTTATCTCGAGCTCCAATTACCTCTGCCCTACTTATGGTATCCTTTACTTTCCCATGTTGGCTTGGAGACTTCTCAACTATCTTAACCTCTTCAACTCCAATAGGTTGGTTATATCTGCTAGTACTTGTTATGTCCTAGTGGGAGCAAAGGTAATAAAAATATTTGATATATGCAAGAGGGTAAGGAAAATTTTTAATTTTTTTAAAAAATTTTGTATATTGGTATGAGTGTGGGGTAATATACCAAACACTCCTCCCTTGCCTTTGACATTGGGATGGTACCCCCTGGCATTGTCAGGACAGGCTAATTATTCATCCCATACATTTGATAACATAACAAACTAAACTTCTCACAACTATGAACATCTCAGTTCTACAGCTCTGCCTCAAGTATGCAGAAGCATCAAGCAGACTTCAAAACCCCTTCACTGAAGTCTTCAATGACTTCCAATCATGGCTTTCAGCCATTAACCTATCCACTTCAGACACTCAGAGCATCAAGTACATGATTAACATCATGACTGCCATTATAGATAATGGATTCTGCGGTGAGTGGATGATGTTCTATTATGATAACCCTTGGGATGTCATTGAGGAATATGACCTCATCTGACATCTACTGAGGAAGGGTATACTAAATACTCTTCCTCTGTCTCTGGTCTGGTACCCTACATTGTAATAGTAGTTCGATTCTCCCACTAGGAACTAAAGCCTATATGACCAGGCTAACTGCTAAATAACTCATCCTTGTAACCTGATATGAAGAAGACTATCCTTCTTTGCACACTGGCTGCTATAGTAGCCTTTGGTGCAGGTCTTAAGGTAGGTCAACCACATGACCTCCAAGTTGCCAACTACAACACTCTTCAGTACAAAACAGAACTTATTAAAGCCTATGGTGCTTATAATAAAGCTACTGAAGAGCTGTTGGATACCTTGGATAATCATTATAATTGGGTTGATGCTTTTGACCCTTATGATTATTATGAGGCTAAGTCTAAACTAGACTCTCTCCTTTGGATAGAAGATAAATAACATTTAAATGGATGTTATTTGTATCTATAGACCTTCTGTTATATATCTAACAGGAGATAAAGAAAGAGAGGCATTTGCTAACTATATGTGGAATAGACATAAAGTTAGAATAAACTACAGTTCAGACTTTTATGTCTTAGATAACTTTTGCATGAACTTCTTTAAGAAGTATAATGCAGATGCTGTTCTCTGTAAAAGGGGTAACAAACTATTCTATTACCCTAAATTTAAATAATCTAATGGGAGGCTAATTACTTCTCCTACATCTTTGATATTAACTTTGAACTTTGAACCTTACGGTGCTTAGGTGAACCGTCATTTTGTTATGAATATCTTTAGTAACCTCCGTGTTTATGCCGGTAAATGGTCAGTTGTAGAAACTAGGGCATTTACTGATGAGGAAGTTTCACAAGTTTCTCAGGCTGTGATTGTTCCATCTCAGTATGGAAACTCTGTTCAATTTACTATGAGGTCAGGTGGGTTGACTTACATACCACTTGACCAGAACTCTGACTGTTCTATTGGTGAGGTCATAGACCTCACCAAGGCTAAACTTATCACTCTTTCCAAAAAGGGGGAAGCTGACATTTACAGGATTAATATCTGAAATGCCATCAGACCTTTAAAGATTAGGGTAAGAAGACATTAGTCTTCTTACCCTTTCTTTTTATCCCTCAGATAGAAGCAAGAGCAAGGGCAAGAGCTAAAAACAAAGAGATAGAAGCAAGGGGAAAGCAGAAGCAAGAAGTTAATTACAATATGTGTTCAAGAAGTTAATTACAATATGTGTTCAAGAAGTTAATTACAATATGTGTTAAGTT